CTAAACAACAGCATTGTCCTGGCGCACATCGCAGATAGTAAACGTCACGACCCCGATAACAGCAACATCGTCCAGGGCTTCGCCCTCGATCGCTTCGCCATCTTCGGTAATCAGCGACCTTCCTCTCAGCGTGGCAAGCTCCGTCCCGCCGCCGTGCTGGATCAGAACCTGACTACCCTGCTTTGGTTTCAGGGAGATATCCAGCACAACGTAACCGCCAGATTGCTCGAAGACGAGAGTATTTGGACCGACATTGCAGATCGAGTTAACCGTTAATCGCTGTTCCGTGTAGTCCGTCGCGGGTGATGGAAAGCCCATTACAGAACCCTCCCCATGTTGGCCATCATCCACAGCCTGTTTTCACTATGGGCCGGCGTCTTATCGACGAAATACGTTTGCTCGCGTGCGATCCAGGTATTGGCTTCCACCTCGGAGAAGTGGATTCCGCGCCGGCGCAGCGCCGAAACGAAATCACGGGTGTGAAGGTACTGGTAGCCTTTGGCGTTGCGCAATACCGACTCGCGGAACGCCGCGGCGATGTCTGACTGTCTAAGCATGATCTTCCCTCCATCAAAATACTGTTTTTATATACAGTAGTTTTGTTGGAATTGAAGATCAATACCAGCGGCATAATTTCGTTATGCCGACTATTAGTAAGTTGATTAGCCTGTTATTTTCCCAATTCTCTCCATCAGGTATGCAAAAATGGCATCCTGAGTGCTAGTCCCATAGGCATACAAGCCAGGAATCACTATTGCATCTGACAGTACAGACGTCAGTGGCGAAACAGACCCATCTCCTGCGCCGCCTAAATTCATTTTTTGAGATGTGGCGTATTCAGGGATCGTATACCCAGTTACTTGCCGACTGGTTACGGCAGACTGATCTGACCGTTGGTATGCAATTGCATAAGCACCCGTGTTTTTGTTAGAGCACATAACCACGGCGCAAAACAGACCGGCTCCCATATTTGAAGGGGTGAAAGGAACATCTGGCTGTGAACCGCCGTTAAAAAACACAGGGAAACTACCAGCCGAAGTTGTTCGAATACCTACCCCATGAGGGGTTGTTTCCTGGGTCGCGATAACTATTCTGTCCGTAGGGGTTGATGATAATGCACCTGATGGTAGCTGATAAATAAAAGCAAACGTGTTTATTGTCCCATTCAGTGCCACAGGTGTATCCCCGGAAAGACCCGCAGCACCTGAAAAATTAATACCCTGCAGAGTTGACCCATTATATTTTGTCGTGGGTTCAAGGCTAGTCTGAGAATTGAATTTACCTCCGTCAATTCGGTTTGCGAGTGCGGAAACTTTTTGCCCGACCCCTGGTTTGATAAAATCAACCGTTGCAGGTGACCAGATGGTGGGATTTAAATTTGCCAGTGCTATTTCCGCAGCTGTCAAAGAATAAACGGGAAGCAACGGGTTATTTAAGCCTGTGTCAGTGTAAAGAAGGCGCATTTTTTATCCTCAGAAAACGTTGATTCGAAAAGCCGGTAACCAGTCGTAGAGGGTTACAGATGTGTCATACACCCAAGTGATACCAGAAGAAGATCGTACACACCCGCGCGCGCCCAATGTTCTACCAGAAGGTTTGACAGTCGCGCCGCTTTGAAGAGGATTTTCTACTGTCGCATAGGAAACGCGCCCAAAACGGCCAGTAGGAGCAGACGCCAGGTTAATCAATACTCCCTTGCCGTCAGAGCTAATCGCGACGCTCGAAATGGCAGGGGGTGACGCCGATTCATCCGTGTAGTTAAAACCGTAATTTGCCAGGCCAGCAGTACTAATAGTTGTCGTGTCTATCGTCAGGTTGGTATACGAAGGGACATTAATTTGTATCTGCGTGGGTGAGTTCCACACGAAACCAGACGGTACCATTCCGTACCATCCGCTGGTAAACCACTCCTGAATAATTGCTCTTGCCACAGCCGCGCCACGTTTATTTTGTGCTGCACAGGTGAGGTGCAAACCGTCAGAAATAAAATCATACTGATAAAGAGTATTTACACACCTGAACTGCTCGTGACCATGAAGTTTATTTACTGACATCCTGACATATTGTCCTGTAAATGCTCCGTGGTTATCGTTAACGTATCCGATCTGCGTTTGCGCTATAATCGGCGGTTCGTTTTGGCCCGTTCTTGCCATGATGTCACTGATGGCCTGGCGCTGGTATTGATGAAGTCGAGACTCGTACATTCCCTCTCGAAGTCCACTCCAGTCCTCGTCGGACTCCCCTTGCATCCAGTCAATACACAGAACAATCGGCAGCCAGCCGCGCGCTTTACAGGCCGTTACGCAGTCTTCGATTGAATCGAGCAGATACTGATATACCTGGTTACCCCGTTTCTGGTACTCGTAAGCCTGGCCAGACTGCGCACATACGATTGATAGCGTGCGCGGCATGATTCCGGTAGCTGCAGCCATATCGCGAATGAAGGTGTTTGCCAAGCCAGACGCTGCAGTCTCCTTATCAGTGCCGCTTGCCGCCTCAACCAGTGGCACCAGAGTAGTGCTGCGCGTCCCCGTTCTCCTGACCCCACCAGATAACATAAACGCGTTATCGGGATAAACTGGAGTTGCCGCGACAATAGTTTGATCGGCGTCAGGGCAATAACCACGTGCGTTGGACTGCCCAGCAGTTACAAAAATGAAACAGACCGGTACAGTCTCTGAGTATGGGTATACCGTAGACCCTGACAAATGAAGTCCATACTCAGGGAGGATAGTCGTATCATCGTCGCCACCTCCCCCACTCTCCTGGTTAACCAGAACCAGGCCGCTATCGGAATAGATCCAGTGATGTCCGCCAACCGTGTAAGCCTCAACGATTTGGTTGGTAGCGGCGTCAACGATCATACGCCATNCCTTTTCACCGCCGATAAACTGCGTCACCTTTCCCTCGCTTCCCAGTGCGTATAACTCCGCCTCCTGCGGCGTGAGGAGCTCATAATATTTCCCATCAGGACCGATTTGGATAAGTCGACCATCCGTATTTAAAAATGGGGCCACTCTTTTTGTCTCCGGGTCATAACCAGCCAGGGCCACACTGTCTGGTGATACCTGGTATCCGTAGTCGTCACGGAGCATCCGCCGCCCGGTAGGCTGCAAAGTTCCACTGACGTTTATGTACTCATCCGCAAGCGTACTGCCGTCCTGACTGCGGACATAAGTTGTTGAACCTGAAGGAATATTAGCGATGTCTGCCTGTGCATCAGCCAATGTCATATACTGGCGACTTAGAGGGATCAGATTCTGCCGCGTCTCTTCGACAACTTTATCCCCTTCTGCCTTAATTCCATCTACGGTGTAATGCTCTCCGCCGAGGCGATCGGTATATGTCAACTCGGTACTGGTGACAACCTTATCCAGCATGGCGCCGGCATAAACTGCATCCCGGATATCCGTGCTCGGAACAGCGTTATCTGTGGGAGTTGGTAACGGTACTTCTGCCATTGTGCATGTCGCCCTATGTAAAAGGCGCACAAACCCCTCAGAATTAATCTGATGTTGTGCGCGAAGGTTGGTAATTACTGCTGTGTGTTACGGATAAATCGAGTCTGAATATTCAGTGAGTGAGAGGGTTTGAGTATCGTCACCGTTAGGTTTGGCGCTATCGACGCGCCAGATAGTGGAATTAAGTTCCGAGTCGGTAGCGATGAAATACCGGCTGGGGTTTTGTACATTTTTGCGGTCATAAATGTTCAGATCGAAAGTATCGGCCGCAGCCTGAAATGCTTTGGGCTTGCCGCTTACCGGATAGGCCCGCCAGCGCCCGCGGTAATTTCCGAGGCTGTCGGTCATAACCACCCACATATCGCCGAGAGAAAAGTCGAGACGCTCTGAGGTCGCAAATACGTCTCCGGATCGCCCGGTGATATAACCGGTTTGCTGCGCGTTGTCGTACATGTCAGGACACTGAACCACCGTGCCGCGAACAACCTGGGTCTCTTCGAGCACTTTCACCGTCATGGTCAGGCGTGAGTAGAGAATTTTTCTCGCCTCAAGCCAGGCCCTGTCGGTTGCCTGGGTGGCGTTTCGGCAGCCGTCCAGGCTGATCTGCATCGCGTTAACAGTGGCATCCTCAACCTCAGTGATGCCGCTGCTGTCGATCTGCAGGTAGATGTACGCCTTCTTGTTCGTCAGCGGGTCAACGTAATCCAGCGCCACGCCGTCGTAACCACCAGGGAGAGACATTTGCCAGGCTACTTTGTACTCGTCCCAGAACATGTTTGAGCGCGCAAAAACCGCATCGGGATTTGTCACTTTCTCATCACGCCAGAACGTCAGCACATCGCCGATGTTATTGCCGTCAACGCGGGCCACATTGGCGATCGTCGCTATGCGCTCACCAAGAGGCTGTTTCTCATCCGAGAAGGTGTAATCGAAATATCCAAGCTGGGCATCCGGCAGCGAATCGGCAATGGCATACAGCGCCGCGACGTCAATACTGGCTACGTCCTGCTTACCGACAACCACCCATTCGTGAAGGATAGCGTCGGCAAACGACCGACTTGGCCGCAGCGTGTAATCAACCGCTCCGGTTGTCCGGTCGTAGCTGATGGTATGCCGCTGCGCCAGCATGTTGTACTTCTGCTCGCGGTTTGAGTTGCTGTCATTCGACCCCTTAATCGTGATGCGGGCAATCGTGTCTTCCGGATAAACAACGTTTTCGCGCACGTTCACCGCGTGGATTGCCATCAGCGTCACGACGTTAGCGTCATTGCTGTTGTCGAGGCGTTCGATGGTCACCGCATAGCGCCCCGCCCCGGCAGCCGGGACAAACTTGTGCGTTGTGCGGAAATACCGGGTCGTCACCTGGAAGTCGTTATCGAAGAAATAATCGTGCTGCTCTGACGTACCGGGCACCTGATTGTTGTCGTCATCGACCTGCCAGAACTTGATCCTGTATTGCGTTGTGCCGGCCGTCGCGCCGAGCTGAACCAGCACATGCACCCAGACCTGCGTCGAGACAATCGGCGACACTGACGGTCCGATAACCAGAGGGGTCTGGTCATTCAGCGTGAACAGCGTCGCGTTGATAACCGCATTGCCCGGCAGAGACGTAATTTCTCCCGAGAGTTCGCCAATATAGAACGTCGTGTAAGAAAGCGTGTCGTCGCCAATAAAGCTCTCTGAGGAGATGATATTCCCGGCGCCGGTGACATTCCGCGTGACGCTTGTGCCGCCATCGTTCCAGGTGGCGTTGATGACGAATGATACGGGGTGTGGCACCGCCAGTGCGGCGAAGTATGCAAAGTTGTCATCGTTCGACAGCACAATGGCTTTGAGCTGATTACTCTCGATCGCCACCGATGTCGGCGCCGTCGTGGTCGCTGTCTGAGCCGGGAAGTCCTGACTTTCGTTCAGGCCGGGGACTGTCTCGTTATCGACGTCATCGAACTGATACCCAACCTCAATTGTTCCGATCACGTCACCCGGGTTATAAATCGCAGAACTGGCTCCCGCCAGGCTGCCGAGGTTCGATTCCGAGTAGCGGATCGAGGAGATGGTGTACCGGCCGTAACCGACCTCGAACCATTCCGTAAGCTGTTTGTTGTTGTCGACGAACTCGAACAGCGCCTCCTGAATCAGGTCAGGGAAGACGCGGCACTGGCCGTAAATGTTCGGGCGCCCCTTGTAGAGTCGCGCGCGGTTCGTCTGGCCGGTTAAGTCGTTGTTGGGGGATTCGCCTGTCGCCACCGATACCGACGCACTAGGCTTATTTGACAGTCCGAACACCTTCAGCGCGCCGGAGAGGATTTTCGTGACCGGACGCAATATCGTGGTGATGAGCTTTCCCACCCCGCCCTCTGGCTGGTCGAACACAGCCACAGTATCACCGGATCGCAGTGGCCGACTGATATCGTAATCGTCCGGCAGCGCTCGGCCATTCAGTTTCACGATAACATCGCGGTGCAGCTGCAGAGAATCCAGCAGGCTCACCAGTGTGGTACCGGCATCTACCGTTCCCCGCTGCAGCGGCGCGCCAGGCAGCCTCTGTAACTCATATCGCACCATGCACCATGTACTCCACTTTGCTGTAAACCTTCAGTAATGCCAGCGGGCTATCGCAGCGCACGAAACCAAATTCCCCGCGGGCATGCAGGCACTTAACCGGGCTGATCATCACACCGATATGCGCCGGCACTTCGCCGCGGTAAAAAACGGCGATGCATCCGGCGGCCGCCACCGGCACACGCTGCCAGTGCGCGTGCTCCTGTTCGTAGCAGGTGATGAAATCCGCGCCCGATTCGTAGCCGGCGATGTGATGCAGCTCCAGGCCGAGCACATGCCGGTAATACAAAACGACGAGTCCCCAGCAATCCAGCTGCTCAAAACTGCAGGCGCGGTTAGCCCAGGGCTTGCCGTTAACAAGCCCGATAAAGTCGCTCTGTGTCATACGGTGATCAGTCCGGGATAGTCTTTCGTGGTGTAAATGATGGAGTTGGCCAGCGTCAGCGGATTAGTCTTGCCGGCGGTCACGGTGACGTTGCTGGCATCGGCTGAAATGTCGTTCACGTAAAGCGTCCAGTCTTTCAGAGATGATGCATCGCCGATCGCGTTCCACTGCTGATACAGGCACTTTATCGGCGTCATGCGCGCCGCCCCGCGCCAGCTTTTCAGTGTCTGCCGTACATGTTCCGTGGCGGCGACAAACGTTATGGTCATTGATATGACCGCCGTTCCGTCCTGCGCCGGCTCGGTCACGCTGAACCGCGCAGGCTCGAAGGCATTTCCGCCAAACGTCGCCGGTCGAAAAAGGTTATTGACCACCCGGTAATAACCAAACGCAGGATGATAAAACTCCACCGTCTGTTTGATATCGCTGGCCGGCCGCCGCTCTTTCCACTCTCTCAAAGTCGGCATTAGTCAGCCCTCGGCATCACTTCGGTTATCAGGTAATCCAGCCAGTATCCGTAGCCAGGCTGGGCCTCTACGATCCAGTCGTCATAGTCCTCGGTAATGTCCTCGATACCGTTGCTTATAACCGTTGCGGTCCAGGTGACAATGTTGCCGTTTTTGCTGGTCTGCACCGGCATGTCGACGAAATGCAGCGTCTGCTGCTGAACGCCCTGTGTATCACCCAGGTCGATCGGCATCTGGAACCAGTTGCGTCCGCGGTCGCAGTAGGTCGGCGATCGCAGCCATGACTTAAAGCGCTCAGCCTGGGCCAGCGTGAATATCCACTGCAGCGTCCATGTCGCCTTAAGGTCCGTGGTGATCGGCGTGATTATCAATGGACCGACTGCCGTCTGCGTCGTCTGCCAGGCTGTATCCTGCGTCATGTTCTGATCGGCGCGCTGGGGAAGCGGCAGGAACGGAGGGTATTGAACAGTTGCCACGTTTCCTCCGGGCATAAAAAATGCCGCGACTGCGGCACTGATCTTTTATCAGGATGTTCGCCGATTCGTTACCAGGTTAGGCTGAATACCCCTACACAAATCGGCGGATAATTATGGATATCGGTTTACTCATTACTTCTCTTAAGAGCGGAATTGGCGCTCTCTCTGCGGTTCAGAGCAATGAGGTCTTGCGCGAGCGCATCGCTTTCATCGGCGAGCAAATTGACGTACTTCAGAAAGCCCATGCTGCCACCGTACAAGAACTTGCCGAGGCGAAAGCCAAAAACGTAGAACTTGAGAAGGAAATATCGGCTTACAGGGCAAAGGATCAGTTTGTCGAGCACATGGGCGCGGCCTTTAGAAAAAATCCCTCGGGTGGCTACGTCAACGCGGTTTATTGTCCCAACTGTCATAAACAAGTCGGAAGTGGTTTTGATGATTTTCCGTACCATTGTGGCTCCTGTGGCTGGACATCGAGATTCGAGGCTCGCGAAACAGAGAATGTGATGAAATCCCTTCCTCAGTAAGGAAAATAATATTCAGTACTCAATCAATATCATCCGGTAAATTTAGCTGACCTTTTGCCTGAAACAGGGCCTCCTCAAGGGCGGCAATGATCTTCTGCTGTGTGCCGTCCTTCAAGTAGCCCAACGACGCCATCCCCTCCTGTTTATCGCTGTCGCGGTACCAGATAACCTCACCATTAACTTCGATTGCTACTTTCATAATGTTCACCCATTAAAAAACCCGCCGGAGCGGGTTTGGCTTAGTAAGCACCTTGCGCTTTTCTTCCGAGACCAAAAGCGCTCTGAATTGCTGAGGACATTGGCCCATTGCGATCAACATCGGTAAGAAAAGCTTCCACTGTCACAACACCACCTTCCTGGCTGGCCTGCGCCTGGAATGAATGCTGTCCGCCACTGGTCTGGTCATAAAACTGGATGTTTACTTGGACCTGTCCGCCATTCATATCCTTATTGCTGATGACCTTCCCGTTATCGCCGGGGATCATGTACTGCTTGCCGGTGCTGGCCTGGTAAATCTCTGGCTTCCCTTTCTCGCCGACCTGATACAGGCCGCCGGCTGATACCGGGCCGCCGTTGTAGCGAGCACCAGATACAGTGCTTAGAGCCATTGATGTTGCCAGCCCAGAACCATAGGCCACGGCCCCTACTTTTGCGGCTGCGCCACCTGTAGCCACGGAGGCGGCATAGGCTGCCGGTGTCCATGCGTTGGTTAACAGGGATGCCTGTAGCAATCCGTTAGCAGTTGATGCCGCCCCGATTGTCTGCCCGATGATAAAGTTTTTCAGCATCTCCACGCCAACCTGAACAATGCTGTTGATCACGCTGTTCAGGATGGTATTGCCGAGTGACTGCATCGCCTCCTGTGCTGACATTGTGCCGGTTAGCAGGCCGGTGATTGCATTGGAGGCATTCCCGCTAAACGCATCCACCGCACTCGTCAGCATGTTATAGCCGAGGCTCTGCTGGCTGAGGATTTCCCATTGAGCTGCGATCCGCTGCTGCTCATATTGCCGGTCAGCGGCATTTTTCAGCGCCAATGCATTCTCATGAGCGAGAACCCCTTGCTGCTCGAACTGCTGAATCAGCGCCAGCTCCTGCGCGTGCTGGTTGGCCAACTGCTGCACCGGATCAACTTCAGCAATTGCCTGCTGGGTGGGGTTAACCACCTGCTGCGAGCGTATTTTGGCAAGGTTGGCCTGATGCTGAGCCTCCAGTTGCTCACTGGTTTGATCGTACTGTTGCTGGGTAATCCTCTTCCCATCAAGAGCAGTTTTCAGATCCTTCATATCCTGCTGATAAGAGGCGTTCTCTCTTGTTTCAGGGAGGAGCTTTTGAGCGGCGGCTTGGGCTTTGAGAGCATTGGCCGTATCCCATGCCGCCGCTGCATCACGTTCAACTTGAGCAACCTGCTGCGGCGTAGCATTCGTTAACTTCTGTTTTGCTGCCAGTATCGCCTGTTCGCGCGAGAGTTCGCTTGTAGAATCGGCAGCCAATTTTGCTTTCTGGCTGTACTCTTCGACAACTTTTGCATTTCTCTCTGCCTGACTCTCACCTTTCTTCTGCTCCGCTGTCAGCTTCTTATGCGAATCGAGATTGGTGTAAGTCGCGGCAGCATTATCCATCATTCGCTTGGTGTGCGGATCGTCTTTCGAGAATCCCGCGTCCTCAGCTGCATATTGAGCCGCTAATTTTGCCCTTGCGGCACCTTGTAGTTTAGATAGCGCTAGGTTCCTCTCGGACTGCTGAATTAAGCTTTTTTGCCCAGATGTCAGGTTATCTGTTGATTTTTTCAGTATCTCAAAATTAACGGCGGCATTTGATGCGCCGGTAGACAAGTCTGCGAGTTTATTGTATAGCTCAATCAACTCTGGCTTTGCATTTTTTGAGGAGTTGATGATTTCATTAATTCTCAAAACAAGTGTTTGCAATGCCTGCGGAGACGGGTTGTCACTAAGGTCTGCGAGCTGCTTAGTAAGCCCAAACGCCGCCTCTTCAGAAATACCCAACTTAGAGGCTACGGCACCTACTGTATTACCGATAGAGTCAGCCGTTGCTCGGAAATTCATTCCTGCGCCATATGCCTGTTTCATTGCAGAAGAGTAATCGCTAGTCGTTATATTTAGCGAATTCAGGCGATCATTAAACCCTTCAACGGAAGCATAACCGCCAGCTAGCGCTGATATGGCCTTATCTCCAAACGAAAGAACAGAGTCAGCCGCCTCTCCTATCGCTTTAGGTATTTTCGAGATGGCTTGGTTATATTCAATCAGCGCCTGATTTCTCAGCAGTGTTGCTGCCGTGACATTGACCCTGGCAAGGTTTGCGTATTTGTCAGATAGTGCAGCGATACCCTGAGAGGAAACAGAGATAACATCATTCATTCTCTCGGCAGCATCTTTAAGCGCATCCATTGCGCTTTTCCCACCATTAAGAGAGGAAATTAAAGTCCCTGCAACAACAGTTCCAAGCGCGATTAGCGCCCCGACGATAGCACCACCCGGCCCGAATGCCCCAGCTAGCTGCGACCCTTGCTGACTAAATGCTACCAATGCAGATTGACCACCTTGGACCTGAACGATGAAGTCCTGAATCTGATAACCTGCCTGCTGAACGCTTCCCTTCAACCCTGAAGACATCACTTTCGAGGTAGCATTAAGTTGCGTATCAAGCTTTTTGAATTGCCCTGATGTTTTTTGTGCATTATCGCCAATGTTATCTAGGGCTTTATTCGCCTGCTGCTGACCAGTAAGCAATTTTGCAACATCGGCCTCAATCTCAATGTAGACTCCGCCAAGATTTTCACCTTCAGCCATACCTTTCTCCGGGCAATAAAAAACCCCGCCGGAGCGAGGTTTGTGTTGTCTACGAAAGTTTCGTAATTAGTTACCAATTACGTACTCTGCATTAGCCGCAGCTTCTGGACTCAATTTTTAATTGCTGATCCAGTATCTTCAGTGCATTGCGACCGATTTCGCTCTTATCAGATAAGAAAGCAGGCTCTTTTGATTTCTTAATGAAAACATGCCCTGCATCACCATCTGTATAAACGAACCGACCTCCAATTTTACTTATATCGGTATGTCCAGAGACAATACCACAGACAGCGTTTAAGCTTTCATTTCTGAAAACCTTTATCTCTGAGAAATCCAGTCCTAACAATGGGTTGAAATTACTGTCACAAATAATGACAGCAGAGCCACTTCTGGCTTTACCGCTAGCTTCAAGTAATCGCCATCTTTCGCAGTCTCCCGGCTTATACTTCTGAGATAGCTCTTTTCTTACTGCCTCTTTTGCATCATTAATGATCTGAGTATCAGATTTTGCATAACAAAAGTGTGACAAGAAAAGTAGCCCGATAATGATTAACCGCCTCACATCGCTACCCCGCACTCTTTATGAATAGACTTCTCATTCATCATTTTAATGGCCTTTATTTGTAAGCAGACGACGTTACAACCTTCTTTCCATCCGGTTCAGAACAGGAGATCATAACTGTTCCATCGTTGGTCCAGAATTTAACTATGTAAAGAACATTCGTATCTACTATTACATTGGCCGGATAACTATCACTAATCTGGCTAAAAATGTTATACGCATCTTGTTTGCAGTGATCAAAATCAACCACCTGCACACTTTTAGTTACGGGAGACTCTTGCTCAGGATACTGTCCTGATGCGGCCATTGAATTAAGCTGTTCTTTTGTATAGCTTGTTGACGCCGCTGTGCTGAATGCCAACGAAAGCGAAGCCACTAACAGAAACTTCCTCATATCCCTATCCCCATCAGTAAATGATGCGGCAATCGTAGCAGAGGGGAAGCGATACGACAAAACCCGCAGTTAAGCGGGTAGAGAAACATAAGGTCTTAGCCTTCTTTTCTCGGAGGAGTTCGGCGGCCTATTACAAAGACTGTTGCAAGCCCAATAAGATCAAGCCCAATTAAAGTGCCAGCAAAGATGGTATTACCACGATAAGCAAAAACAGAGGCGATCCCAAGTATCACCAGTGTTATCGCAAAGCCCATCCACTGACCTCTTTTATCCCGACTTATGGTGCCCCTGATGGCCATATCCTGAGTGCTATGTCTGAATTTCTGCTCATTCTCAGCCATAGCAAACAGCCGTTCCGCGCCGCCGGGTAGGACCTCATCATAGCTCTGCATCACTTCGGGAGGAGGAAGAGGTCCGGAGTAATGAGTTTCATGCCTGACCATAGCCTGAAACTTCCCGCTACCAAGCAAGACGTCGATGATTTCTGGATTTGCCTCCAGCTCCTTCTCTATCTTGCCGGCCTTTGCGACAACATTGTTATTGCTTTGCGGCTTCGGCTTTTGCTGCATTTGCTAATGTAATTGCGCGTCCAAAATCTCCGCCAATGCGTCTGAAATCACTACGCAATGGATCGGTGCCAATGGCTCTTTTGGCGATTTTGACGTAATCGGTTGACGGAGCGATATCAAGAATGCTTCCGGCAGCGCGTAAGTAGCGGCGTACTGTTGCTTTCATGCTTCCTCCGATAGTTGAATGGGATACAAATGAATACCTGATGCAATCGAGTATACAACCGAGGTTGTGGGGGATCAACGCGATGTTGCTTTATTGCAACTGAGCCCACCTGAGTGGGCTATCCAAAAACCACGAATTTGTGGGTTTCATGCTTCGGTAAGCGCGCCAGGAACGCCGGGCAATGCCAACTGACCTTGCTTGTCCAGTTGCTCAATGCGTGAAAGTAGCTGGGGCTTCTTCTCTTTCCCCCACCGGCGTAACAGGCGACCAGACATACTGGCAATATCCTTCTCTTTCAGGAACTCCAGCATGACGGCGTTACGCTCTTCTTCAAACTGGCGCCGCCCTACCTGAAGCATCGCGTACATCCAGTTGAAGGCGTTGATGTAGGCGATCTTGATACGCATCGCCTCTTTTTTGGTGTAGGACATAACCAGAAGCATCAATCCATCTTTGCGGAGTCGATAGAATTTCTGCGGCTTTCCGTTCTGCAACTCATTGTTTTTATAGCAAAGCTCAAAGTTGAGTTTTGTATCAAACTCCGGGGGACAGGCCTCGATAGTTCGCTCAATGTCGCGAATTACGTTTTTAGGCAACTTTCCAAATGCCTTCGCTACCATAAACGAGTCAGTTACCGGGTCGTTATCGGCCACAAAAATCAGATCTCGAAAGTCTAACCCATTAATTACTGTTGGATATTTCATATCGGTCTACCTTTGAGTGATGAACCTTGTCGCACAGGAAACCGGCCCACAGAAGGGCACCGACAGCCAGCCGGCATCCTCAAGGGTCATCCTGAAAGGTCCTGTGTTAAATGCGCGTGCGAGGCGCGTCAGAAGTGGATCGGCATTAGCCGATCACGAACAAACGGATGTAAAAAATCCCCGCGGATGCGAGGCTGATATTCGGTTAGTCTTGGGGTTAATTCTTCGTGCGGCTTGTCATGGTTCGCTCCTGCTCCATCATCGCCTGCCAGCGGCGATCGTCTTCGTCCATGACCGTGTCGTACTCTTCTCGCGTGAAGCCCTTTTGGTTCGGATATTTAGCATTCAGAAGTAAGCTGAATTCTGTCATCGTGAGGTTCTCGGCCTCTTCCCGGCTTATTCCGAAATGGTTGCGGGCCGCCATGATGTAGTCGGCTGCGCGGAATTCTGCGGTTGTTTCGTTCGTTTCGTAACGCTGCAGCTTGCGCACCTTCGCTTTGCCGATGATGCCGTGCATCATCAGGTTTTGCGCGACGATGACCATACTTTCCGGGGGCATACTACCCGGACGCCAGACAAAGCCACGCTTACGTGATTTAGCTGGCTTCATCCAGCCAACCAGATCGCCGATATCATCGTCACAACATGCTGTCAGTACCGTATGCGCGGCCATGATCGCTTTGCGTGACAGAAGCCCGCTTTGCATAAACCGCAGGACGCAATCAGGAAGGCGGCTGTACTCATCGCGGACATAGGCCTCGGCTGCGCGCTGCGCGAATGGCGCCGTCTCGTCATTGCACAGGTCATAGAACGCCTGGACAATTTCCTCCGGCTCTCCAATGCGTGCCATGTTGCGAAACGACGGCCGAAAAAAAAATTCCCGGTCACCGAATCCGATTACACATTCGCCTAATTCTTTAATGGGGGTCATAGTCGCTCCATAAACAGTATCAAGGGCGCGTAAACGCCCTTTGTACTATTCACGAACTGGCCTGGTGGTTAACTGATAGTGACCGTGCAGGATGCAGACGTGATCTTGACTGGTGTCGCGGAAGAGTCGGTGACTTCACAGGTATAAACCCCGGCATCACCAGAAACAGCGCTGGCCTTGTTGAATGTCGCCGTTGTTTGCCCGCTGACAACCGTGCCGTCTTTCTTCCAGACGTAGGTGTAAGGCGCTGTGCCACCCTCAACCACGACCGACATATTCAGCGCCGATCCGGCCGTCACGCTCTTGGTCGTCGGCAGGTTGGTGGTGAACGCCAGCGCCGGCGGAGCGACCTCAAATACCACGGAGTCTGCATCAGCAACTTTCCACTCACCAGAGAAGGTCGAAATATCCGAGGTGCCGAAATCACCAGACCAGGATGTGGTGTTGAAGTAGCCCATGATATAAGTGCCAGCGTCTTCACCGGTGAAGTCGAAGCGAACCCAGACTGTCGGCTGACGGCCTGCCTGTACCTCATCGAAAATATATTTCGAGATGGTGATGGCGCCGACTTCCGTCGTCTTGTCCTTCTTGCGAAACTCACCTTCTCCTGAGATGGTGAAGTCCATGTTGTTGACCAGGTTCTCAACCAGCCCCTTCGTATCGTCAGCCTCAGAGGTGACGGTATTCATGGAGTAGTCAAAGCCCTTGGTGGTCATGGCGCCGAGTCGCTTCCATTCGGAAAGCGCAGGAACCGTATCAGCACAGCCAAAAGCCATGCGGAGCACGGCCACCTTACCAATCAGCTTGCCGGTGTCATTAGCGCAGCCTTGCATGTATGCCTCTCAATTAAAAAAGGCCGCCATATGGCAGCCTGATGGGTGATTCTGACGATTATTCGCCGTATGTGCAGGAGACGAGCAGCCGGGTTACTAACCGGCCCTCTTCGGTGGGGATCGGCGCCGGGACATTGCCGACAAGCCGCAGCGCGCCAACGCAATCATCGGCGCCGGATTGCGCGCTGATGTACTCGACAATGGCGTTTACCGCGGCGTCAGCAGCATCGGGATTGACCTTCGAGGAGATCACATCAACCATCACATACCAGTCGCCGCCGAGGTCAAAGGTGATATCGGTACCGCCGGAAGGCCTGAATACGATGAACTGATCAGTATCTTTCCCGGTGTCGCGCCATTGCCGCCATTGCACCTTAAAGTCAGCCGTTAGCCCTTCGGCCACAAACAGGTCTTTCAGGCGCATGTACATTGGAGGAGTCATAAAAATCCCATTAAAAAAGGCCGCCGTGGCGACCTATTTTGTTATTTCCGTCCATGGTTCTCATGGTATCCATACCTGGATTCGGCTTCTTTTCTTACAGCGAAAGCCTCTTCTACGCTTTGGTATACCCCCAAATGAACCCGTTTCCCGTTCACCTGAATGTAACTCCTGAAACCACTATTACATTTAGCCACGCCAACGCACCCGCTGGTACTAGTGATTCGTAGCTTCTGGTTTTGGCAGTTTTCGGATGAGCTGACGACCCTGAGGTTTTCGATTCTGTTATCCTGCCTATTCCCATTGACATGATCTATAAGGGAGTGAGGATATTCACCATAATATAAAGCCCAAACAATCCGGTGAGCTTTATATAATTTATTTCGCATACCTATGTGTATGTATTGTTGATTATTGGGAGAGCCCGCTGGTTTTCCAGCAAATCGCTTATTCCATGTTGCACAGGATTGGCTTGTCATGAAGTGTTCTAGCGGGCGAGTTTTCCAATAAAGAACACCATTTTCAGCATCATAGGATAAGCACTCTCTCCAGAAATCAATAGGAATATTATCGTTGCATTTCATATAAACCTCGTAGCAGGTTCCGTAGATGGCAGGTGCGCCAGAGCGGTCTACGTTCCGCCTTTTCGGGAGCTACCCTAGGCGCTTATAAATTATACCAAAATCAAAGCGACAATTCTTTTTTTATCACCATGTCTATGGCATCTTTCGTATCCTCAAACCCTTTGGAAAGAAATTCTTTCCTTGCTGTTGCTCGCCTAAAGTTTTGAGGAATGTTTGGATCATGCACATAGGCAGCATAAGAAGCAGAGTAACCAACGCGCCCGGTTACCCTGGTGCCGTTAGCCATGATTTCGCGGAACTGGCTGTTGATGAGCGTCGACGTATCGATCGGGGTGTAAAGTGCTGCCTGCGCGCTGCCGATAAGCATCGCAGACTGGATTGCCCGCACGACTTTACGCCCCTGGACGTCTTTGATGATGCGATCGAGGTTGGCCTTGGCCTGGCGGATGCCGCGAACTTTAGCGCCCATAATCAGACTCCCGTAATCAGTGCGAAATCGTCCGCCAGTCGCTCGAACGTATCTGCGAACTGGACGATCTGCCGAATCTCATCGGCCTCATCCGGCGGTGCTGCATCAGTCGACGCGCCAATCAGGATGTAATCTCCCTCCCGCGCCGTTGCGTACTCGGTCCATATCGTGTTTTTAACAACGAGCTCCCGGCCAAGGTCACCGATTTTTGCAGAGAGACCACCTTGGTAGTCGCAGAGGATAGCGATCGGCGCTTCCCACCCGTACGGCTGACCTCCGCCGTCGGTATCGCTACCGTCAGCATCGCGTATGCGCCGCCAGATTGTCGCCGTCGCGGTGTATGACCAATTAGCTACCGAAGACATCAGTCATCCCTCCATCGCAGCACAACAGCGCCTGTGGCGCGTATGCGGTCGCAGTTGATGTACCACTCGCCGTCGCTTTTCACGTATGCTGTCGTTTGCTCACCGGTATCGGTAATCACCCACACCCGGGTAAACGTCCGCGGCAGTCGTTGCTGAACTGAAACCCACGCCATTAGCAGCCCCCGACCACCATAAACAGGCCCACAGTGTTGCCAGCGCTGATCGGAAGTTCACTGGTGCAGCCGCTGGTATCCAGTTTCGCCAGCGAGTCACGCAGCCAGGTAATGCCGTCGTCTCCGTAATCGAACGAGCGCGACGCTCCTGATGGCGCCCCCTGCGATTTTATTCGCCGGGCACCGGATGACGTCGCCATGAGCGCAGCGGCATACATCAGGATGAGCTTTGCCGTGCATTCGTCGTATCCAGCACCATCGAGGCACGGGATAATCTTGTTCACCACGCAGAGAATCGGATCGAGCAGAGCGGCCGGGATGGAGTAACCCAATTCACCGAGGAACGCCTGCACGTCTGCCGCTGTGATTGGGTCAGCCATGGTTATTTCGCCTTCTTCGATTTGCTGGCAGATTCTTCCTGCTGCTCCGCCTGCTCCGCCTGCTCCGCCTGCTCTGCAGCATCATTGCCAGGCGTAGCCACTTCCAGCGCCTGGTCGTCATCACTAATGATTTCAACCAGACCAGCGGCTACCCAACGCTTAGCGACATCGCCGCTTACCGAAACCTGAGCACCAACCTCCAGTTTCTGGAGATTGGCACCGGAGAAAAGGTTATCGCTAATAACTTTTACCAGTGCCATTTACCGCCCCTTAGCTGTGTGCGTAGATGACTGATTTTTTGCTGTTGATGTCGGTCTTAACCATCAGGCCAGCAGCGCCCCAGGTACGCCAGATGTAATCGCTGTTGTAGAACGGACGCGGATCGGCAACGGTGCCGAAAGCCTGGCCTACAATCGGAGCAATCACGCCAGCGGTAAGCGGGACAATCAGGATCTGGTTACCGGTCAGCTGAGCGTCTTCTTTAATCGCGGCAATGCCGGACAACTTCAGAAGCTCTTGCAGAATGGTGTCGGACTGATAGTTGTCGCTGAAGTAGCGCTCCAGGTTGGAAATGATGGCGCTCGACACATACCAGGTCTGCTCGGCGTACTGATTGTTGGTCAGTTTGAGCGTGTCGCGCAGCTTAATTGCTGCGTTACGGATCTGCTCAGCAGTGGCGGATGCGCTGGTAAAGTCGATATTCAGTCCAGATGCGCCCAGGTCAACCATCGCCACACGCTCGTCGTTCTTCAGACCCTTCCAGGTCTTATCGTCGAACTTGATGTAGTTACCTTCCGCGTCGCGATAGCCGTTGTAGATGTAATCTACATACTGGCGGCGCACTTCGTTGGTTGACTCAAACTGAGCGTCAGAGATGATGTCGAACGCATCCGGGTTGTTCAGGCGAGGCTCACGCCAGTGGAACTTGAAGCCGGTATCGTGCACCGGAACCATAGTACCGTCGTACTGGTACTGCACAGCATCCAGCGCAGCGCCGATCTGGCCTGACATGGAGGTGTGAGCCCACATGCGGCCGCCAGACTTGGCGTATTCATACACCGTCTGATTGATGCGCACCGAACGTGACAGCGGCATCAGGTCGTTAAACAGCGTGAACTCAGTGTTCGGCTGGAATTGACGCAGCACGGTCTGGTCAAAGGCCTTGTACAGGTCAGCAGGTGAGCGAACAGCGTTGATGCCGTTGAGATGGTTAACAGCATTAAGGCGGTCGGCGATCTCCTGCATAACGTTGACGCCCTGATGGTTCAGCGCGGCATTACGCTCCATGGTCAGCATACCGAACTGGTATTGGTTCACGGCCAGGTTGCCGGTCTTTTCGCCCAGCGATTTAGAATAAACAAGCATTCAGTGACTCCTTACTTGATCACTACGCGAATGAGATCGCCAGCAGCGGCGGTAATTGAGCGCTCTTCGTCGCAATAGCAGCGATCGTTTTCACCGGTGGCCCACTTCTTAACCTGGCCATTAACGATTGAGAGAGCGTCGCCTTTTTTGTAGGTGCCGGCCGCTGCGCGCACGTTCAGGAACATGCCAGGCAGCGGATGGATGCCAACCAGAAGATCGTCGACAGCAAACGTGTCATCTACCGTTTTGCAGCGCAGATAATCGAAGTCAGCGACATAGATAATTGCTGTCTCGCTACCATCTACCGACACCTTGAAGACGCCAGCATCGAAGAAGCCCAGGGTGCCGGGCTTGACCGCAGTGGCGCGGCCTTCACGGTTGAGCAGCGGATTAGGGAATACGCCACCGGCGTGAATTACGTGTTTTCCGTCTTTAGCCATTTTTTACTCCGGCATTTCGCTGACTGATTGGGTGTTGGTAGCCTGGCGGAAAGCGCCATTCAGGCCGGTTGAAGTCTGGCATTGAGCAAACAGCTCTTTCAGAGGCTCGCCGTCCAGAGCGTTGACAGCAATATCGGTCATGCCAAATTTGGCTTTTACCGCAGCGCGCATGTTGCTCTTCTCGCTTTCCGAGTTCGCGTTGATCTTGCTGTTAAGCGCCAAAACCTGATCGGTCAGAGCTTTTGCCCAGGCGGGCATCTCTTCATTGTTGGCAGCCTGCTCCGTCTTTTTGGGCGCGCCGGGAGCCGGGTCGATTTCTTCATCGCCTTTTTTCTTGGCGGTGACCTCTTCAGCCTTCATCTGGTTGTAAGCGTCCATCAGTTCGGCATCGGACTTGCCTTCAGTCGGCTTACCCGCGGCTTGGAGCGCATTGATAATCAGTTCTTTCATCGGATCTTTCTCTCCGTTGGTTTTAATCTCGTACTCAATGGGTTTGCGCACGACTTCTACAGGTTCGCCGACGAACACGGCTTTGCCGTCATCATCGATGAGGTACTTCTGCTTTAGGTATCTGGCGTCATCGCGGTAGATGAAGCTGTCTGGCCACACCGTTTCTGGCCATAGCCACTTATCTTCTGTGTCACCCTCGCGAAGCTTGTCGCTGATAGCACGTGAAATGTCGTCAAAAGAGAAGTTGGAGGCATTGGTGAAGAAGAATTTGGTCTTGTTGAGCAGGCCTTCGCGTGTGCAGTCGATACCATCAGCAAGGCGAGCAACTTCGATCTGCTGCTCATGACCTTCTGAGTTGACGAAGATGCCCACGCCTTCTTCAGGTGTTCCAGCGCCAGGCTCATCGAGTAGCACCGCAACATGGTCAAACATCATGTTGGTGGCGATCTCGTTGTACTTTTTGCCCTTCGACTCGCCGTTAGCAGCAATGCCGGAGTACAGGAGCCCTGTGGAGATGTGGATGGGTTCTGAGTTGGTACCGGAGATCATCTCATCAAGTCGGTTAATCAGGCGCTTGCCCTTCTCGCTTGACTCGGCGTATTGGCGGTTAACGTACATATCACCCGTCACCTTCCCGTCTTTGTGGCTGACGTTCTGCAGCCATGCGCCTACGTGATATTCATTCACCGCCCGGACATCGCGAGCAGACACATGCTTGCCGTCAACCTTCGGGTGGCCCAGCGGCATCGGGTTACGCTCAAGCGTGTTGTAGGCCTTTTCGATTTCTGCTGCCGGGTACAACTTCCGGTTCATCACGATATCGTCCACGACAGGCGTGATGCCGCGAACCACGATATGTGGCTTGCCGTCGATGGTTTCAGTGGTGATGTTTGAAGCGGAGTTGACGACGGTCAGCACGTTAACGCGATTGCGTTTCATGCTGGGTCCTCATTGGTGGATTTCTGGCAATAAAAAAGGCCGCCGGAGCGACCTTTACTAAATTTATTGGTGTTAGATCTCTATATGAGTTTCATAAGCCTCATCAATACTATCAGCACCTTCATCTATCAGAGTGCTCAATCTTCGAGAACTAAGCTTTGCCCAATTTCCTGTCGTGGACATTACCATGAAGCATAAATCATCGTCATGGTTTTCAACCAGCATCCAACCCAACTCTGCGAGTTCATAGTCAAGCTCAGAAAGGAAAGATGTACGAATTGAGTTCCGACCTGACATTGTGCGAAGAGTGTTTTTCGATATCTTATATCTCGAAATATTTTTGTCCTTTTCTTGCCCGTAATAATAGGCGTTAAGAACAATCAGTTTAGCGGTGTGAGCAGCGGATAAACGATGTTTTGACATAATATGTCCTAATGTTTTGTGAATTAAGTTATGAACCACTCTATTGGCTCAAACCCAATATCACACAACACCAGTTCTGAGTCAATATCACAACAATGACTAGCTATAGATAGTGATATTAGTTTTATACACCTTTCGCTCTTTCGCCAACTTATCTGCCAGCCCCTCATTGAAGATGCTACCGTCGTCGTTGAGCAGTACCGGAATCTGGCTGCAATAGCAGTTGTACCGGTTGCCGTTCTCCGCGTAGAAGTCTCGCACCTGCTCGGTGGTGTAGACCTTGCCGTGACGGCTGGCGTGCCAGCTGCGCGTCGTCGGTTTGAGCGCAGATAGCCACAGCAGGCCGGTATTCAGGCCAAGCCGATCCGCTGCCCAGTCCGTTTCGTTCCATTGCGCCTGGCGCAGCGCGCCAACCTGCTCAGTCTGAGCGATAGTCTTAGCCTTCGACATCGATACGTCGAGGCGCTTACTGATGACGCCGGCTGTTTCGCGAGGATTCACGCCACGCGCTACCGCATCGATGATGATGTTAGTCAGATCGCCGCGGGCGGTATCGCTGATGACCTTCCAGTCGCTGAACGTTGTCAGCCTGGCCGCAGATATCTGGTTTAGATAACCGGGACTGCTTAAAAGCTGCTGTAGCGTTGTCTGGCTGGCGTACACCTGCGACTGTTGCGAGAGATTATTGAAAGCCTCAAGCATGCCGCGTTGAGCCTCTGCGGCGACATAATCCATCGCCCACAGGTTTTGTTCGCCGCCTTCCAGCAGGTAATCGTCGAGAATAACCTGTACCGCTTCAAGCAGGTCGGCCAACTCCTGCGCTGACATGCCATAGATGAACTTGCCGGCGTTGACCTGGTAGAGCCTCACATCCTCGCCATGGTAATGGCAAACGAAGTGCCAGTTGTGGCTGTTAACCTCTCGCTCTCTCCCGGTCAGGCGCTGGTCAAACAGTGCTTTCAGAGCACGCTTGATGCCGAGATAACGGTCCTCGATATCCCGGAACATCGCGCTGACCTGCTTCGCTGATCGAGTCGGGTCAACCTTGCTGCGCGGAACTATCGGCAGCCCCACCTTTGCCGTCTGCTCCGGTGTCATCGGCCAGTGGATCATCGGTTGTCACCTTGTCATTCGGGTTAGGTGGTTGCTTTGGCTCAGGCAGAGGGTCGAGGCCTACAATCTCGCGTAGTTCGTTGGCCGTGAATGGCGGCTCGCCACCATAGAAGCCCGACGTTTTCTGGACGATATCAGCCAGTTTCGAGGCGTTCTCGATTTTCTCTTTCTCGCCCGGGGCCAGCAGGTCAGTCCATGAAATGGTGACCTCTCCATTTGTCGGCGGATCGATAATGCCCAGGGTCCAGAAGCGTTCCAGCAAAGCGGTGATTCTGTCAGTCAGGAAGCCGTTGCGGCGGGTATTGCGGCGAATGGCCCAGTCGGTTTTATCCTCATCGCTTGCCAGGCGCCCGGTCTGCTGACCGAACAGGATGGTGAATGGTATCTGTACGGAGGCGGCCAGTTCGTTCGCAGTGACTTCCCACGTCGGCCCCGGGTCGCCTGGCGTAACGCTCAGAACATGCATCTGCCCGGCCTGCATCACGGCGGCCGCATCGGTGCCGCGGTTAAGCTTGTTGACCTTGTCCCCCATCGCTTCGCCGAGGTCGGCATAACCAGCCTTCTTCGCCAGATCGGACAGCGTAGCCATGTCTGTTTCTTTGCTGAACTCGACCGCGATCTGCCGGCTGGCATTTTTCAGGAAGCCCTCAGCGCCACCGCCGGAAATCTTCTCAAGGTCGAGTCCTTTGTTGTATCCGGCCTCAAGCAGGGGGATACCCGACAGGACGTTGTCATCCTCTGAGCCTTCGCAGAACAGGATCACCCTGCTCGGATGCACTGGCTCACCGCGCGTGGGTCCGACGAAAGCCTCGTCTCCAACCGGCTGCTCGTTGAAGTTGAACATCTTCGGCTGGCCGAAGGTCTCAGACTGGCGATCGTTATCCCATTCTGCGACAGTTAACTGCGGCTCCCATACCGGGATAAGTTTTACCAGCGCTGACTCGCCTAGGGATTTCACCAGCCTGGTATCTACTGGATCGCTCCATGGCTTGTTATCTTTCACCTGCAGCAACAGCGCGGAGTAGCGGCCCACCATATTACGGCGGTCGGCATCCTTCACCTTCGGCCACCATTTTTTCATGAACCTGGTGACTTTCTTTTCCCATGGGTTAGTTTTCTTCGCCTTCTTGGACACATCACCGTCAACGATAACCGGATAGTCCTGCCAGCAACCGTCCAGAAGGCGATGCACCACAGCGAATCCGACGGCGTTGCGCCGGTACATGTTGTAGAAGTCATGGAAGGTAATGGTTCGCGGGTAACCAAACTCCTGATAGAGCGTCGGGCGCTTTGTGTTCCCGCCACCGATCCCGATGGCATTCAGGTAATTTGCTCGCCGCATTTCAGTGGCGAGATTGTTCACAGCCAGTTGAAGGCCGTTATCTTGTTCGCTCACTGGCGATGCTCCTTAGAAGAATACTGTGCCGACCTGCTTGCGGTTGTTTTTCGCCACGGCAAAGTAGCGAAAGCTGTCGGCGCCGTGCGATGTGAAGTCATGAAGGGGCTTGTCTTTCCAGCAGCCGCGCTTGTCGTCCCACTCCTTGCGGTAACCTTCGAGGTGGGAGATGCCAACAGCGCACTTCTCCTCATCGAATACGCAGGACTTAAGGATTTCACGCACCGACTCGATGCCGGTATCGATCCCCGCTTTCGGCACAACGCGGAAGTTCATCGAATACATCCGGCCGTCAATCTCGTAGCCCTCGCGCGCCAGCTCTTTGCGAGACTTCGCATCAGCTGCAAACTCGCGGTTCTCGATGTCGTGCGGCCCCCAGTGCTCACCGTACTCATAGCCGCGGTCTTTCAGCACCTTCATGTAGTGCCGAAGCCCCTCGCCAGAGTTTTCGTAGTAGTCGATGATGTGAAACTCTTCGCCGACCTCGCGAACGAACCAGATCGCCGTGGAGTCGCCCACACCAATATCCCAGAACGTGTGAACCGGTAGATGTGAGTTATCCGGAATTTGTCCGATCCGCTTGTTGGTGTAGAGCCAGCGGAATTGTTTGGCGTAGTACGCGCCCTCGACCGACTGCTGGAATGCCTCCGCCGGTATGGTCGGGTATTCGCGCTTCATGTCGTCGCCGAGTGTTTTCTCTTTGGCGTAATACCAGGCCTTTTGGCGCTCGTTGACGACGACGCCGTGCTTTGCCTCCATCTCAGCAAAGTATTCAAGCAGGCGCGCCGGTAGAGGCTCTACCGGGTCAATTGCGTATTGCGGATTCTTCCACCAGGAGAAGAAGAAAAACTTCCAGTCCAGCGCAGATAACGGCTTCCCCTGCAGCAGCGCTTTCTCTGCCGTCTGGCAGTAATCGAAGAAGTAACCCGCCCGGCCCTCTGCGGTGCTCTCGATAGTAGCAAAGCATCCTGTCGATACCGCCTCAAACGCACCAGTGACGATTTCACGGGCTTTGTCAGGATACTTGGCGCATATCTTTCCGAACTCGGAAACATGCAGGTAGCGCAGCGTACCGCCACGGAATGAAGTGCTTACGTAGAGAGAACCGCCCTTCTTAAAGACCAGCTCACCGGCTGAGTCGTTACTCGCCGGGTTGGCCGCCTTTATCTCGGCCGGCAACTTATCGTAGGCATATTTTACCTTTTCCCGGAACAGGCGCTTTGCGTCATTCAGCGTGTGGGCGATCAGCGCGCACTTTGCCGACTCGAACAGAGCAGCGTCGAGCTGGATGATACACACCTCTGTGGTAAATCCGAGCTGCCGAGCTTTCAGGATGATGTTGCGGGTGTGAATCCCCTCGAAGTATTCCCGCTGCTCAGGCGTCATCCTGAAGCGAGTCGGCTTACCTTCTTTGTCTGTGATCCAGTAAAGATTGTTCAGCCGCCAGTCTTTATCAGCTAGCAGCTTGAGATGCTCAGGCTTCATTACGCCCCCTGAGACAAGGAATCCATCAGTTCAGAGAGTTGCTTAACAGAATTGTCGCCTTCCGGCCCGTCGATATCGTAGGCCTGGCGTTCAAGTCCGATCAGGTTCTTCAGTGCCTCACTGAGGGCCTTCACCGATTTAACGCGCTCAGGCATGCTGATGACCTTGTGGTAAATCTCATTGAGCTTGTCCTGCCCCTTGTCGTCTGGGTCAAGCATCAACTCTCCGAGCCTCTCCAGCGCGGCCACATCAGCGCACTCCGCGCCTAGCTCATCAAACAGCGCATTCGTTATCTGCCTGGCACGCTTGATATCACCGCGATGCTCCATGCGGACACTGGCGATTACCTCTGCAGTCGCTTCAATCAGTACGCGTTCGTTCAAAGTGACTTCACTGCGTACCTGTTTGCGTACCTCTGCTTTGCGTACCAGGTCGTCAGCGCGTTCTTTCACCTTCGCATTCAGGTCGCGCGACCAGTCGTCACGCTTTGCTCGCTTACGGATAGCGCCTTCGCTGATACCGTGCTGCGATGCAATTTCACGGAGGGACATCACCCCGGCCCGGTACGCCGTCTCGATGGCCTCCCAGTCGGGTTTGTTCATACTCCATTCCTTATTTTATCTGTTCGGCACCGACCCTTAGAGCCTCGCCATTGCTGCTTTCTTTTCGCTTGGCAGCGTGAGTGGGTTTGTCTCCTATAAGAGACAAAAGCTATTCAGAAGTTAATGCGACTCAGTATAGAGAGGCCTTGTCCAACGTGTTGGACATTTAATAGTGGCGAGTATTGGAGGAAAAGTAACCAACCAATGCCTTTAATGTTACCGGAGTAGGAACAGATACCCGGGGGACTTAAGTTACACACTAGAGATACCAACATTAACCCACGACAAAGGAGGAAAAATGCTGGAATACCTAAAGGCTTTATCGCCTTACGCAGCATCCATTAACTGCATCACCTTTCTGATTTGCCTTCTGATAGCAAAATATTTCGGCGTTCTTCAATACTTCTAATCCCCGCCTTATCCAGATTGCACTGCCCCAGCGCAGAGTAAAGCTTCGCGTTTAACTCCAGACTAGCACGCCACCTGAACAGAACCTCCAAATCCGGTGTTTGGTGTAACTGAAGCGTGCCAAGTCATGACAAAGATCACCCAAGGCGACCTTTGTCATAAGCATTGTAAAATAATTGAGAGAAGCACTTGTTCTTTTAATAAATACTTATAACTTATATAAACCTTTAAAAATTATTGACTTAGATGCTGGCACAACCCTTTTAGCCTCCTGCAAGACAAAGTTGGTGTGCCCCTCTAACTCATCCTTAGTTAACTGCACGCCTTGCGCTATCACGTACCCATTGCCACCATAGACAGCATTGCCGTTGGCATCATAAGCCTCATAATAGGAAACATAAGCTTGACTCATTTAAACTCCTAATTTAAGTAACTTAACAGGAAATGGAGGGTAAACGATATCATTATCGAGCCACCTCTGGAAGTGGCTCTGTAATGCCTTAGTTGCAGTGTTACGTTAACTGATATGCACCCGCTGCGCTTGCTATTCCCGGATTGTTTTCTAAACTAACTTATGACTTTGCTCTGCCATGACAAAGTCTGCTGTTCTAACCGTGGGCTCATGGATGAGCCACTCTCAAGCCTTCCAGGCTCTCATTTTTATTCTCACCCAGTAGAAAATAAACCAGCTACGTGGCTACAATCCGTCATTGGCTGGCTGTTCAGCACCCCGTAGTTTTGGGATTTCCCCCTCGGGTTTTTTTATCACGCCGACCTCGCCATGCAGGAACGGCAATGTAGCCCCGCTACTGACTCACTGCACGGTAGTAGGCCTGCCAGCGGTACTTATCCAACCGCAGTTGGCGCAGGCATTGAGCGGTTTCGACGTCCGATTGCAGGTCTTCGTCGGTATCCTTCCCTGCGTCACTTGCTTTGCACGGAGGGCTCATCAAATCCGGGGATGGAGTTGGCAGCGTCGATGGCCCGTTGGCGCAGCTGCACAGCATCATCGTCAAACCGGCACACAGTACGATTCGGAGACTGGACATATTTCACCACGTCGCGGGTTATGGTTCGGTAGATGACCTTGCCCTCCTCTGTAGCGGCAGCGGCCTTTTGCTCAACTGGCTGGATAGTCTTTTCGGCTTTCTCTTTCTTCTTCGCCGCGAGGGCGTTGATATGGTCAGCGTGAGAATTCCAGCCAGAACGCCATGAGAAAATGCAGGTAAGCAGCAGAATGACTACAGCGCTGATGATTGCGGTTAATCGGCTCATTTCTGGCCCCACTCGCAGACTTCACGCTCAATCTCGCGCCTGGTGATCAGTCCCTTCCACTGCTTGCCTCCGGCATACGTCCAGCGCTGCAGTTCCTTGCACGCGCCCGGCACATCTCCAGCATTCAGTTTCTTCAACAACGTGGAGCTGGCGAAAGCGCCAGAGCCAACGTTATAAGTGAATGAGTAAAGCGCGGCGCGGGTAGGATCAGGAATGCGGACTTTGATGAGCGGGTCAATGGCGCTTGCCACCTTCCGCAGATCTGCCTTCAGCAGGTTGTCGCATTCTCTGTCGGTGTAACGGTGGCCGCGGCGAATATCGGAGCCAGTGTGGCCATCACAAACAGTCCAGACGCCGACAACATCCTGGTAGGCGTAATAACGCCTTCCTTCCAGGCCGTCAGCATTACCAAGCATGACAGAAGCAATTGCGATTGCGCCCGAACCGCCGGCGATCGCACCAATCAGCTTATTCCTCAGCGTCGGGTTCATCTCGGCTCCTGCTGCGTCGGGTGTCTTCGCGAATCTTGAAGTACAAATTCGTCAGATACGTAAGTACGGCGATGACAATGCCCACCAGTACGCCGATGGCATTCCACTGCTCGGGGCTATAGGCATTTAGCATGCCGTTAAGGATGCTCCCGGCTGAAGCGCCATAGGCAGCACCAGTGGTTATCTTTTCCATGCGATACATACTCTCACCTCGCGTTGTTAGCGGGTGCTGTGTGTGTTTGAAAGGGTCAGGCCCGTCGGGCTGGATTTAACAACGAAGCGTGTCGGTAATGATTCCCGCCGGACCTGATAATAAAAAAGCCCGCAAAAGGCGGGCAATAAGCATGAGGGTAATAGCAATGTCGGTGATGACCGAAAATACCCTGGCTGGGTCTGGCGGCCTGCGACGCTGTTGCAGCAGCGCCCCTGATAAGTTGGGGTATGAACCCGTTATCAGGTCAGGCCATTATCTGGTGCACCATTCAGGACTCGAACCTGAAACCGATAGCTTAGAAGGCTATTACTCTCTCCGGTTGAGCTAATGGCGCTAATTTGGCGGGACAGGAAGGATTCGAACCTTCGACCATTCGGTTAACAGCCGAACGCACAACCGCTGTGCTTCTGACCCTGAAATGAAAAAGGCCGCGAAATAGCGCAGCCCTTAATGCTTTATGGTTTTGCCTGAATTAGGCGAAAAAAAGCCCGCTCAGAGGGGCGGGCAGAAGGTAGGAAATACTGATTCTTCAACGGTTCGAGGCGCACCTAATAGTCAGAGCTACCAATTTACCAGGAGAGCGCTCGTTTTCCGTTACTACCTTTTAAACATAGCTGGAGAAGCCGAAACGGCAACCCCACTATCAAATAGCTTATGTAGCATTGCATTATGGTGCCGGGTGCCTCCCGGTGAGCATGTCCCAGTCGACATGGCCCGCGCTGCATTTACAGATTACTGTAAGTGACTGGTCGCCCCTCCGCATAGGGGGATTCACCACACGAATAGATTAACAACACGTTAATTTTCTGGTCAATAAGATATAAGCAAATGATGACATGCAGTTTTCTTATTGCTGAGTAACTTCAATCTGGTTCAGGGCTCTGCGCGTGTAGGGCTTTAACGTGTCGTGCGGCACGTCTCTACCCAAGAGCCCTGACCGGATCGCAGGCGTAAAAAAGCCCAAGGCGTTAACCTCGGGCTTGAATTTTTTGCTTCGGAACGACTGAACGGATTCCCAGCGTTAGGGATGAATCTAACCAGTTTTTCCGGAGATTGCAATAGCTATTTTCCACAAAATTTTATTTTTATAGAAAATACTCATTATTTCGTCACCCGGGAGAGGATGACATCAGCGTAGGATTCCTGTTTGTGACATTCGGATACCAGCTCCTCGAAGAAAGGTTTCAGTTGCTCATAAGCTGCCGTTTTCTTAATGTCAGCCACGGCCCTTACCCCTTCCATCACCGTCGAAAACTTCATGCGCGCATAACCTCTTCCGCTGCAGCGATCGCATACCTTCATTACCGGTAGCCCAAGGTGCTCGCTGGTCTCTTTATCCAGTACCTTTCCTTTCCCATTGCAGCGACACGAATTGCTGATAACACCCTTTCCGTTACAGGCTGAGCATTTAACTTTGACCACTTCGCGCACTTGGCTCCAGCTCTCCCAGTGGCTTGGGCGAACCGCTCGGGACATCTTTGACCAATAAGGTGGCTTGCCCCACGGATATGAGCATTTATTGGTGAACACCTGGGCCTCTGTGAAGCCAGTCCCATCGCAGCAAGTGCATTTTCTAACGCTGGCAGCACTTCGCGTGTAATCCTGGTATGCAAAAGCACACAGAACTTCGAGAACTCTTTTGCGAACGTCCTGGCTGAGTTCTGAAACGATGTTAAAGCGGATTGATAATCGCTCTGCTGATTCATAAAGTAGCTCCATTGCTCGGTCAGGTGTGCTTACCCCAATCTTTGCCAGATAGAGGTCGAAGCCGAATCCGCACTTGGCATTTACCAGCCCAAGAGCGGCCATGATGTCAGTGCCGGTTAGACCATCCGATGCAGTAGCCCGTGGCGAGTCGCTCAGCATTGGTGACTTTGGCGCGAAGTATTTGGCGATAGATTCGAGGTTCATGCTGTCTCTCCCAGGGTCTGATAGATGCGAACGAAATTTCTCAGTATGCGGTAGTCAACCAGTACGGTGCCGCGGCTACGCAAGAGGCGAAGCTTTTGCCAGCGGTCGCGGATGCGTTCGATAACGTCACTGCTCATGCGACCTCCAATTCGGTAATGGTTAGCTCAAGCCGCCCACCTTTGACGACAGGCATTCTCTTCACGCTGTAGTAGTCAACCTGCTGGTCATCGAGCCAGAAACCCGATTTCGTCAGGGCGTCGAATGCAGCTTTTTGCAGGTTGTCCAGGTCACGGCGCTGGCGATCCGGCATGTGGCACTCAATACGGATTCTCAGTGGCGTGGAAAGGCCGATATCAAGCATCAAGTCTTTGATGATTCTGGCGACACTGTCGCGGTATGCCTGCCCTTCCGCGCTGATGTGTGTGCGCCCCCGGTTATGCCGGTAGTAGCGGTTGTTGCTTGGTGGCCAGGGTAATGAAATTCGATATTGGTTCATGCTTTTATCAGCCCCTCTTTCATCCAGATAACCTGCGTTCTGGCCATTCCCTCCAGCGCGCACTCCTTCGCATACTCCGCATCTACCAGGCGCGTGCGGCGGTCTATTTCATCGTGACAGGATGAACAGGCGATAGCGGCGATCAGATCAGGCGGCTTAATCCCGGTCCCGCACAATCCAGCAATGCGGATATGGGCCAATACCGTGGTTTCAGGGTTACCGTTGCAGACGCCCGGGATACGAACCTGACATTCGCGGCCGCGCGCCGCTTTGCGAAGATTAGCCATGCTTACCCCCAAATCCGTTGACGAAGTGATCGCGGCGTATACTCCGGTCGAGCACAAACCGGCAGCCTGGCGCTGACCGTCCAGCTCAGATAATCCGGGTTAAGGCTTTTCTCGGTGACGATGCCACGCGCCTGATATCTGGACACCAACTGTTCTTCCTGCTCCGCAGTGCATTCGGGATGCTGAAACCATGAGTATTTCATCAACATCACCCCGCAAAGCTCAGCAGCTGACTGGCGGCATTTTCAGCCTCAGCCGGCGAGTGGAATTTGCGACGCAGAATGTAGTTCCAGAGCACATTCAGCACTGATTTGTAGACGCCGTTAAACTGGCTATCGTCCATACTGGCGAAGGAGATCGACTTTGCGACACGACGACGGCTACCGTCAGGCATCAGGTATTCGTCGTAAAAGCCAGCCTGAATGGTTGCCCACTCGCGGAATGATTCGAAGTGTTTCAGCAGCGCCATATCGCGGGAACGGGAGATACCGACCGAGGAGAGATACATCTCCGCGGCGTTCTGGAGTGTAGCGCGCTGATCGAGGTCGGATGAGAGAAAGTCGATAAACCCGGATATGAGGGCGCGCTCAGCGGGCTCAATGAGTCCACCGGAAGGCGTCCAGTAGTGATACCCGAGAGTCAGAAGCTTGAAGAACTTCTTGTGGAATGCGTAATTTCGGGGCTTGCGGAACTCACCGCAAAGCAGTTGCCCCACCGGGATAAGTTGCAGGTATTCGCTGGTTCCCGGCTCTGCGGGAATCAGTACGTTTTGATAACTCTTCTCAAATTGCAGTGTTTGCGCCATGTGTCCCCACTTGGCGCCGGAAGTAAGTCGTCAGTTGCTCAGGCTGACGAGGTAATTATCGCCCTTCCCGGGGATAAATGCAAAATGAGCATATACGAGAAAACCCCTCAGGAGAGGGGTTTGATTTCAGCTGAAGGCTTTTCGTTCTGCGGGGGATTTAGGCATCGCCAACTTCCTCAAGAATCTTTGAAGCATCGATTTTACTAAGGCGATTAACCATGGCTTCCATCTCCCTGCGCATGATTTTTTGAAGCACCCTATCTCTTCTGAAATGGCAAGGTTGTGGCCTGTGCTTACGCTTTTCACGAAACGGAAGAGATGATGATTGCCAGTATCGCTTTCTGAGCGCCCCAGACTGCACCATGTCAGACCTGACGATTTCGCCAACCGTACTAGCCCTCGGCATCACCTCACCTCCTGCGGCCCGGCCGGCAGCGGCATCCAGTGGGTTACGATTGGACGGTAATTTGTTTTTCCAACCCATCCACCTCCATCATGCCAACAAACGAATGGTTGTCCGTAAGTACCAAAATCAGCACGTTTTTCAATACAAAGAACAGGCTCAGTATTATCAGGAATACGCTCGCTTACCGGAATCCATCTATCTGCAACAGTATCGACGCTCTGCACCGAGTTCAGAGCGGGGGTATCATGCGGGGCGGCTGCGAGCTCACGAACAATGCGCTTAATGCCGTCGATACGATCATCATCAACAGGGTCTACCGTTTCAATCCGATCAAGCATCATCAGCGCTGCGTTTGCTTTATCGTTGCATGTCCAACCATCCGGAATAACCTGCGAGTTGCCAGCCTGGAGCATGGCTGCGCACCAGATGTCCCACGCAAAGCCCTTCAGCTCGTCATCCTGCGCCAGAGGATGAATGTACGATGACCAGAATTCCTCAAAGTCGCTATAGGATACTGGCGCTGGCTGCGCGTGGCGATAGAGCGGGGTGACCTCGCGTAGTGGGTCTGCATACGCATTACCGCTATCAAAACACACGACATTCTTAGCGCCTCCACCCGATAGCAGCCACGCCACCGGCTCGCTGTCCATTGTGGCCAGCGCCATGCGGGCCATCATCGCAAACTCGCTACCCTGATTAATCATTGGGTCGCTGACAATTTCTTCCAGGCGCTCTCTGGTTATGGTTGATTTGGTCATACATCCTCCTCAACGACAGTAACGCCCAGCGATTCCAGCATGGTAAGAACCTGCTGTTTCGTGTATGCCGGATAACTGTGATCAGCATAAGTACAAGCTGGCGTAGGCGGTGTGATGGTTTTGGCTGCGGCCTTGCGGCGTTCCTGTAGCTCTTCCAGAGCAATCGTCAGCGCGTAATAAAACGAGTGGTCAACTCGATTGTCGGCGCGTTCTGCGTTATCGCGCGCCAGTTTGACGCTGTTCAAAAGTTGGATGGCGCTGTTTTCTGCTAACTGGTTATTGGTCATTGGTTGGCTCCCCGTGAAATTTTGTGGCCCGGCGCATAGCAGCGCTGGCGGTCTTTGCTTATGCGCCAGCCAGCTTTGCGCGCCTGTTGAGAAATGTCGGTCATATTCCGGCCGATGAAATCAGCCTGCCCCTGCGGATAGATTTTCCCTGACTGACAACCATCACAGTCGCAGTAGAGGTCCGCGCAGAATCCTTCAGTGATAGCCATCACTCAGCCTCCCACTTGATGCCAGCGCCATCCAACGCCGCGTTAACTTCTGCCTCGGGGTATGCGTATATTGCGCAGTGCGCCGCAGTGAACTCTCGGCGATGCAAAACGCTAATAGGCTTCGGCAGCTTCACGGTGCGGGACTCCAGCTCGGCGATTCGTTGATCAGCCGCCTTGCGCTTGCGGAACTGCACCTTACGACTGGCTCTCAGATTATTTTTACCCAGTTCAGCCATGTAGAGTTGGTGCTCTGCGTTAGCCAGCCGTTGACGAACTTCATCGTTCTCCAGTTCATCAATCCGCTGATGCGCCTTCTCCAGCGCCCCTACCAGCGCCAGACAATCATCCGGAAAAAGGGTGTGGCAACATCCATTCTTTGCTGCCACTTTCAAACGCTGCACCAGTGAGGTGATATTAGTTGTCATGCTGCATCCTCACATTCGTGACTTTCCGGATCGTCGGCTTTGTAATAACCGCCGCACAAATTGCAGCGGACTTCTGCCACATCGTCATAATTAGTAGTCCCGGTTATCATTTGTCGTCCCCCTCGCTGCGGAACATCATGATTGTCAGGTCGCCTTTAGTGGCCAGGCGAACGGTAGAGCCAGGTTCCAGGCTGTTGAGCTCAAAGGCGTCATAAAACTCATTCACAGCTTTCTGGCGGCGAGATTCCTTACGACGCTTGTCCCACTGCCTCAGAGCATTTTTGGTAATCCACTGGCCTGTTTTAACCATGATGTATGCCCACCCCAGAATGGCTAAACCGGTATTGAGATAAGTGGCGATGCTCATTTGTCGGCCCCCTCGCGCAGCTGCTTGGAGAAGTCGTCAGCAGCAAGTGCAACCCCTTTTGCTAAAGCGTCAAAAAACTGGTCATCACCAGGAATTCGAAGTTTTGCCGCGAACTCCTCCACCCCATCAGCCTTAATCCCGGCTACGATGCGATCTGTGGCGGGGGTTTCGACCTGCCACCACAGCAGATGCATCTTCGGCCCCTCAAAAGCGCCATCAGACTCATAACCACGCAGTTCCTCAGATAAGCAATCGTTCATAGCTTTGATTTGCACATTCTCCGCCTCCAGCTGCTTAAACGCTTTCGCCAGCTTCAGGAACTTCTGCTCTCTTATCGACAGCTCGCCTGCCGACTCCAGCGACCGAATGAGCTCGTTTACTGCCTGTAATGTGATAGTAGAACCCCTCTTTTCATCAGCCACCAAAGAGACAGGAGAATGGCGCCGCATATCCTTGACGCGATAACGGCGAACCTCGGTCTCGTCAATTCCGCAGCAGATGCAGAGACAAATGTCCTCCATCTCACCATGCAGCGTCTCAGTCGCCGGAACACTAACCGGAACATCAACCCAGGTGTTAGAGCGAAGTTGACCAACCACCTTATGAACAAACATCTCGTTAGGTACGCCGTGGCGTTTCTGCTCGATGATTGCGTAATCACCAAATTTGAATTCGATTTCGTTTTTCATGCCTGCGCCCTCCCGTAGACCGCTAAAATTCGCTTCATAACCGGGCTCTGCCGGCACTCGTTGAAAATCTGATTGGTGCTCTTCCTGCCTGAAATTTCTTCTTCGGTGGCCAGCCGGTAATAAACCGTCCGCCACACCCGAGCTTCCGCTACCAGTACCCCCTGCTTTGCCAGGATATTGGCAGCCTGGTTGATGCAGGTGTGCGTCATTCCGGAAGCCGCGGCGACATCTGGAGAGCTGCAGGTTTTATGCGTTTTCAGGTAGTTCAGAATTGCGTCTTTTCCTGTCATGACCGGTTCTCCCGATAGCTGTCCCAGGTAAACGAAATCGTGCAGCCGCCGCCGTCGTTCATGCGGTCGATGACGCGCTCGCCGATGAACTGCGTCAGCTCATCCTTTGGTAGGTTGCTGATCAGGATCGTCGGCTTCAGGCGCTCGTAGCGGGTGTTGATGATTTCAAACATGATCATCTTCTCGGCTTCGCTGCCGAACTGAATGCCTACCTCGTCGATAATCAGCAGGTCCGGCTTGGTGAAGAAGCGGATCACGTCTTCCTCGGAGCGGGTCGCCGTCTTTGACCAGGTGGATTTAAACTCCCGGGCGATTTTCAGCGCAGTGGTGAACACGACCGGGCTCTGGTGCTCTGCGATAACGCTTTTCGCAATTGCATAGGCCAGGTGGTTTTTCCCCGTGCCGGGTTTGCCGCACATAACCAGTCCGCCGCCGTTCTTCCGGCGATCTGGCCAGCGGCTGGCATACGCTCGGCAGACTTTCAGCGCCCGCGCTGCTTCTTCGCTCACCGGCTGGTAGTTATCCAGCGTGCAGGCTTCGAACCGGGCCGGGACCTTGAGCTCAAGCATCAGGCGTTCAACATTCGCAGTGCGAGTTCTGTCATCCGTTTTTGCCTTCTCGTTTCGCAGGAAAACGAGCTCATCTTTCAGGCATCCCGGGCAGCTTGTCGGCGCCCCTGGCAGACGGACAAGGCCAGTTGATACGCGCTGGCGTTGCTCATAGTCGCCGTGCTTTTCGCAGACCACTAACTGCTTAATGACTTCGGTGTTTGGGATGTCCAGCGCTGGCTGTGACAGCTCCTGCAGCTGTTTTTCGACCAGGGTGATTCTTTCGTCCAGGTTCATTGCTGATCCCTCATCCAGTCCGGAATTTCGGTTTTGCCGTAGTCTTTGTCAGCGAACCGTTCAGTGACGCGGGACTCCTGCCGGCGCTGCGGTCTGGCGCCTTTCGGCTCAAAGAGTCCCTGCCAGCCATTCGCGATGCTCTGGTTAATAATTTCTTCAGGGGAGTAACCGTTCAGTCTGCAGCGGTCCAGCAGGTTGATAGCCTGGGTGACCGTCTGCTGAGACTTGATCGGCTTTTTCAGGTCACGACGGTATGCCACCCATGACGACCAGATTTCTGCAGAAAGCCAGTCAGGCAACTGAACAGCTAACGCATCGAACGAAACCGCCCGGGGGGATTTAGGGGGGTTATTAATATTGTCTTTATTGTCTTTTGTATGTTTGTCTTTTGTATGTTTGTCTTTTGTGTTTACCTTATTCGGGTAATAGGCGTTACCTGATTCGGGTAAACTTTTCTTACCTGATTCGGGTAATGTTACCTTTTTCAGGTAAGTTTTCTTTTCTGTACCTTTTACGGGTAAAGATGACCATTCGCTGACCGTTTTATTAATCCCGATAACACGACCGGTTTGAGTTAATATCCCCCGCTTAACCAGGACGCTTTTTGCAGCTGAGCACTTATGCGGGAGAATGCCGGTCAGCTCCGAGAGCTGCTCGTTACTGACCCAGTCAGATTTCTTGTTGAAGCCGTATGTTTTGCGCATGACAGCCATGAACACCAAAAGCTGATGCTGCGACAGACCCGCACGCATGACAGCTTCAAGGAGCTCATTGGCGATGCGCGTAAACCCATCGTCGAGATCTGCCACGCGCAGCTCCTGTAGTGCCACGACAGGCACAGGGAAATTGATTACCTCGGCAGTATTTGCCATAATTACTCCTGTGAATTGATCCAGTTAATTCGCGTAGAAAGCCGTTAGTGTTCGAGCACTGCGGCTTTCGCCTTTTCTGCCCTTCATTAGTCCCATCCCAACGGTCCTGGTCGGCACCGCTCTGCACGTAATCCGATATCTGCCAGCGTTTCTACTGACTGCAGGTAGTGGCGGGAAACCACAACCGCTTCTGGCGGAACAACCTGCAGGCCTAACGCAGCAATCTCTTTCGCCATCTCGGCGTAGTACCCTTCGCTCTTACGGCGACTAATCGTTGATTCGCTGACCCCTCGCATTTCTGCAAAAGTCTTCTGGCCAATGGACAAAAGCCGGTTTAACAAAATGCCTTCAATCTCAATTGGGTTGAGAATTGGCGGCTCTAACTTTCGGGCTATTGCATTCTCCATCTGTGATACTTCCTCTGGTGGTGTTTGAAAGGCCGCGGGTTAGGCGGCCGGTGAATGCGCGCTCAGCAACTGCGCAAGGTCAGGCCGGATCTCTGCCGCCTTAATCTTGCCGTTAGTCGCAGACACAATTTTCATTACATAGCGAGCATCAATTCCGCCGCCATGCAGCCAGCGCCAAACTGTCGGCTGCGCTACGCCACACAGATCGGCCAATTTTTTCTGACTGCCAGCGATATCAATTGCCTTCTGGATGGTTTTGTTCGTCATGTTCCAATTCCTATAAGTATTGGTGCAAAGTGATAATAGCAATGCGTATTGGTTTTAGCAATAGCAAAACGTGTTTTGACCAGTAATACGCAAGCGTATAAATTTGAGATTATGAAAAAAGAAACTCTTGCAGATCGTTTAAACGAGGCCATGGCTTCGGCCGGAATGTCACAAGGGGCGCTTGCGAAGGCCTCAGGTATTGCTCAGCCGACCATTTGGCGCCTGGTGAGTGGAAACGCCAGGGGTTCGACAAAAATTGTCGAGATAGCTAATGCTTTGGGCGTCAGGTCTGAATGGTTATCAACCGGAAATGGACCGATGCGCGATGATGGCCAACTACCTCGCATTTCCCAGGTTAAAAGCCAGGATACCGATGCATTCAGGATTGATGTTCTGGACCTTATGGTCAGCGCGGGACCGGGCATTGTGAACCAGGAGTTCGTCGAGATTCTCCGTTCTGTTGAGTATGATCCAGCGGAAGCGCGCCACATGTTCGATGGACGAAAGGCCGAGAACATCAGGATTATCAACGTCCGCGGCGACAGCATGTCTGGCACGATTGAGCCTGGTGATCTGCTGTTCGTGGACATCAGCGTAAAGAGCTTTGACGGAGACGGGATATACGCATTCCTGTACGACGATACTGCTCACGTCAAGCGCCTGCAGAAGATGAAGGACAAGCTGCTGGTTATCTCCGATAACAAGAGCTATGCGGCGTGGGATCCGATCGAGAAAGACGAGATGAACCGGGTGTTCGTGTTCGGCAAGGTGATCGGCAGCATGCCGCAGACGTACAGGAAGCATGGGTAAAGCCTTAGCACGCAGAGGAAGCATGTCTGATCTGATTATCCCAATACTCATTACTTTGCTGATTATCGGACTGGTTGGGATCGTGCTCAGGCTAGATAAGATTTTCTTCAAGCGAAGGGATGAGCGGGATGACTTTGAATAAGCCAGACCGGTAGTTCGATGTGTTTTTGGTAATGCCGAAGACGTACAGGAAGCATGGGTAAGACCGTTGCCCGGTGGCTTGCAGCCAAGAAGGGCAATAAAGCTTAAGTTAGGTGCATAAACGGGGTGTTTGGGTGATTATTCTTTTAAGGACTGGTGATGGAACTCCAAAAAAATAATGATGGTACAATCCCCCATGTCATTGAAATAATTCGCCGTATCAACGAGGGTTCGACTCAGCCGTTTCTTTGTAAGTGTGATGATGGGAAACTGTATGTTTTGAAATCAAAACCTTCAATGCCGCCAAAGAATCTTGTTGCTGAGTTTGTTGCTGGTTGTTTGGCGAGTGATATCGGACTTCCGATACCAGACTTTAAAGTCGTGTTTGTTCCTGAAGAACTAATAGAATATACACCTGAATTAAAACGTGAAATTTCTACCGGTCATGCGTTTGCATCACAGTACATTGACGGCGCCGTTGCCCTAACATTTATTCAGTCAAGAAACGAGGCGATCATACCCATAGAACAGCAGAAATTAATCTATGTTTTTGATAAATGGGTATTAAATGCAGACAGAACACTTACGGATAAAGGCGGCAACGTCAATATCATTTATGATGTTGGCAACGATAAGTATTATCTAATTGACCATAATCTATCCTTTGATCAAAATGCAGAACCAGATGATTTTCTTGTTCATGTCTATGGCCCGGGTAATCGCAAGTGGCAGTATGATTTGATTGATCGCGTAGAGTACCGCCAAAAAGTTGTTGATAGTTTATGCAAAGTCCCGGAGATTTTTGGCGATGTACCAGATGACTGGGTAGTTGATGATGATTTTTTACCTTTCGTCAATGGCACCTTAGAGAAAGGCGACCGTGATGAATTTTGGAGTGCGATAGCATGACCACACCATGCCTATATAGCATTGTTAGATATGCGCCTTATGCGGAGACTGAAGAATTCGCAAACATTGGCGTAGTCATGTGCGCACCAAAAGAAAACTTCTTTGACTTTCAGATAACTAAGCGCAACGACTCTCGTGTTCGAAGCTTTTTCCATGACGATTGTATTTTCCCTGTAGCGAAAGATACTATCCAGAGAGAGTTGCAGTTTGCAAAAGCTCAGGCTAGCCAAATTGTTGGGCATCAACAACTTGCGCAGTTTTTTCGGTACTTTACCTCCAAGAAAGAGTCAATTTTCCAGTTTAGCTCCACAAGGGTGGTGCTTAGCGCTGATCCTAAGGAAGAGCTGGAACATATTTACAATAGATATGTAAACCACTCTGACTACACCAAAGAGCGCAGGGAAGATGTTTTGGCAAGAGAGATAAAGCGAAGCATCGATCGAATTGATGGGTTAAAAAACGCCTTCAAACCAGAATCTATTGATGGGTTTTATGCAAAATTCACAATGCCATTAGTTGCCAAAAAACAGAATATAATTCAGTGTGCAATCAAACCATTGGCCTTCACGCAATCCGAGCCAGGAAAAATGATGGAGCACAGTGACACATGGGTAATGAGGATAACCCGAGCGGCAGAAGAAAACTTACTGGCAACAGAAGACATTCTGTTCACTCTTGAGGTTCCCGACTCTCCAAGCTCTGGGCAGCGAAAAGTAATTGATACAATCAAGAGAACAATGGACGCGAAGAAGATTAATCACACTTCTGCTGATAATCATAATGAAACTATTAATTTCGCGAAGAAAATACTTGCCCATCCCTGATCTAGAACTAACTAACCTAATCTAAACCCGGCAACCGCGCCGGGTTTTTACTACCCTACTCCTTTCCATGCGATATCAATCGCTTTATAGCCTCCATCTTACCGGTCTGTCTGCGCATCTCCAGCAACTTCAGAGCCTCGAACGCCTCCAGCCCCACTAGCTGCTGCTCTGCCAGCATCTCCATATCCTGCATCAGTAACTCGACTTCTTCCTTTGTGATCGGCGGTCTCATGTAGCCTCCTGTGTTTTTTTTGAGCATAACAGCACAATAACAAAAAATAAATTCATTTAGCTATCAATCATTTAATAGCAATTGCTATCAATTAATATCAATACGTATTGCTATGGTTAATACTCATTGCTATTATCAACTCATCCAAACAACAACGTTGGCGCCGGTAATGGGTAACAACGCTCCGTTAGCCGCGATAAGGCAAAGGTGAAGAGATGATCCGAGAACATGAAGTACCTGCATGGCACCGGTTCTGTTTAAAGGTTGCCTTGTTTTTGGTTGCTGTCCTTTTTTTTAGCTTCGCATTCTGGGGTGGAAAATGAGCAAGCAAGGCATTCGTTCACTGATTTATTGCCTGCTGATCTGCGGCGTTATCTGGACAGCGTTGATTATCAAAATTCTTCACGTTACGGGGGTGTTCAATGGCTAACTCAATTCCTAACAACGGACGCGCCGTGATGATGCGCAATCGCCGCACCGGTGCCGCCTGGCTGGTCAGCTTCGACTATCGCGACGGCAGTTACTGGCATGAGCCTCAGGGCAATCTGCGCCACATCCGCCGGCCATACGCTTCACGCAATATCGAACCGAACCTGGTTCCAGCCGGGACGCATTAACCGCGCATATCAGCGCACGAATTTAACTGAGCTATCAGGCAGCCATTACGGTGCCGGGATTCTTACAACCAAATTTCAGGAGCGAGCTATGAACGCATACCGCGCATACGACGCTATCGAAGAACGGAAATGGGCTGAACAGTCGCTCACCGAAGAGAAGCAAAAGTGGATTGACGATCGGGCGCAGGAAATTATCGACGTCCTGCCGAAAGAGCCGTCAGGCCTGTTCCGTTTCTCTGTGCCGATGGACAAAAGCCCATACGAAGGCCTCCGCAGCGATGCAGCTGGCGAGGCATATAACGATCTCATTTCGGCAGTAGCTTACGCCCAGGCGGAATACGACTGGGATCACCGCACCGGCTGCCCGTTTTAACTTTGGGGAATAGCAATGGCTAACGAACTTGTGATTACAGCCGGATCTCTTGCTGAGAGAGGCATTGACGGCGCCACCTGGAGCGCCCTCAAAAACAGTATTTACCCTGGCGCCAAAGACGAATCAGTAATGATGGCGCTGGACTACTGTCGGGCCAGAAACCTCGATCCGCTTCTGAAGCCCGTTCATCTGGTGCCAATGAGCGTTAAGGACTCGAAGTCGGGTAAAAGCGAGTGGCGCGATGTGGTTATGCCTGGCATCGGGCTTTATCGGATTCAGGCCGATCGCTCCGGTTCTTACGCTGGCGCAAAAGAACCAGAGTTCGGCCCGGACGTCACTCTGACGCTTACCGGTATTGAGGTGACCGTGCCTCAATGGTGCAAGTACACGGTCAGCAAGCGCATGCCCAGTGGGGAGATCGTCGAATTCAGCGCGAAAGAATACTGGGTTGAGAACTATGCCACCGCCGGCCGCGACACTACCGCGCCAAACGCAATGTGGAAAAAGCGCCCTTATGGCCAACTGGCGAAGTGTGCCGAGGCTCAGGCTCTGCGTAAGGCATGGCCTGAAATTGGCCAGCAGCCCACCGCCGAAGAGATGGAAGGTAAAACGCTGGAAGTGGATGCGCGTGACGTAACGCCACGCAGCACGACAGAGGCGCTCCCCCTGGTGGCCAGTGAGGAAACGTTGCAGGCAATTACCGACCTCCTGACGTCCCTGAATAAGGACTGGGAACAGGACTTCCTGCCTCTGTGCAGCAACATCTTCAAGCGTGACATTTTCCAAGCATCACAGCTCACCGAAGAAGAAGCGCAGAAAGGCTTTAGCTTCCTCCAGAAAAAAGCGCAGGTGGCAGCATGAACGCCAATCCACTTATGCCCGGTGAAAAATATGGGTACTTAACCGTCAAAGAATACTCGCACATGCTGAGAGGTAGAAGGATGTATCTATGCCTTTGTGTGTGCGGTAATTCCTGCTATAGAGCCGCAAATCAGCTTAAAAACAATTCAATAAGCAGCTGCGGATGCATGACAGGAAAAAACGCCACTCACGGCCAGCGCAATACCCGCGTTTACAGGATTTGGAGCGGAATGAAAAACCGCTGCACGAACCCGAACAACAAAGACTTCGAAAAATACAGTAAGCGCGGTATCTGCGAAAGATGGCTGACGTTCGAGCTATTTCTTGAAGATATGGGGCTACCTCCTACGCCTAAGCATCAGCTAGATCGGAAGAACAATGAAGGCCCGTATTCAAAAGACAATTGCAGATGGGCAACGGTTACCAAGCAGGCGGAAAACAGAAGTACATCGTTTTACTGGTTTGTTGATGGGTTGCGTTTTGAAAGCGCCGGAGCCGCGGCGAATCATTTTGGCGTGAAATCAGCGACCATCCACAAATGGTGTCATGGCTACAAAAATAGAGGGATTAACATCCCGCCAAGAGCCAACTGCCGAAAGGAGAGGAAATATGGATAACAGGTGGCTCATTAAATTTGAGCAAATATTTGGGCCAATTGCACAAATTGAGCAAGGCAGCGAGACATGGGCAAGGGCGAGACTCGGAGTTATTACTGCCTCTGACGCTCACAACGTCATTTCTAAACCCAAGTCAGGCAAGAAATGGACTGATATGAAGATGTCCTACTTCCTTACGCTCCTTGCCGAAGTGTGCACCGGCGTGGCGCCGGAAGTTAACGCCAAGGCGCTGGCCTGGGGGAAACAGTATGAGGCCGACGCTCGCACCCTGTTTGAGTTCACCACCGACGTGCAGGTAACCGAGTCGCCGATCCTCTTCCGCGACGAAGGAATGCGCACCGCCTGCTCACCTGATGGCCTGTGCAGTGATGGTCGCGGCCTTGAGCTGAAGTGCCCTTTCACCTCTCGCGACTTCATGAAATTCCGACTTGGCGGCTTCGAGGCTATCAAATCCGCCTACATGGCCCAGGTGCAATTCAGCATGTGGGTTACCGGCAAGGATGCCTGGTATTTCGCGAATTATGACCCTCGTATGAAGCGAGAGGGCATCCACCACGTGGTTGTTGAGCGCGACGACAAATACATGAGCGTCTTCAACGAAATGGTGCCGGAGTTCATCAGCAAGATGGATGAATCGCTGGCAGAGATCGGTTTTACCTTCGGGGAGCAGTGGAAATGAAACGCACTCCATTTTACCGCAGGCCCGGAAAAGCAGGGAAATTCTCCGGCCTTCGCGAGCGCGTGATCTGGATGATTCAGACGCGCGGCCGCCCTGTAACCGGCAGCGAAATAGCGGAGAAGTTCGGCGTGACGCTTGTCGAATTTAACCGCGTTGCGAACGGTATAACCAGGGGAGAAGGCCGCATTGCGCAGCTGATCGCATCGGAAACCTGGCTCAACGAGGACGGCATCTGTGATCGCACCTTTGACCTGATCACAAGGCCAAAGGTCATTACCCCGCAGGGTAAAACGCGCCTGTTCACTAAGCGCTCGATGGCTCAGGCCGCCTCTGGCAACCGTCAGAAATGTATAGATAAAGCGGCACGTCGCCGCCGGCTTATCGCATCTGGCCTCTATATCGATGAAATGGAGTCAGTCCTATGAACCGCTACTCACTTATCTATGCTGACCCGGCCTGGTCTTACGGGAACACGATCAGCAACGGCGCCGCCGTCGACCACTACCCCACCATGAGCTTGCTCGATATGAAGCGGCTTCCGGTATGGGAGCTCGCCGCGGATAACGCCGTATTGGCGATGTGGTACACCGGCACTCACAACCAGGAGGCGATCGAGCTGGCCGAGGCTTGGGGCTTTACGGTGCGCACGATGAAGGGATTCACCTGGGTGAAGTTGAATCAGCTGGCCGAGCTGCGCATTACCAAGGCTCTGGCAGAGGGAGAGGTTGCAGATTTTTACGACTTCCTCGACCTGCTGAATGGCGAGACACGCATGAACGGTGGCAACCACACCCGCGCCAATACCGAAGACGTGCTGATCGCCACCCGCGGCGCCGGGCTGGAACGCAAGCACGCCGGCATTAAGCAAGTGGTCTACAGCCCACTCGGCGCGCACAGCGAGAAACCGTGGGAAGTTCGCCACCGCCTGGAGCTGCTCTACGGCGACGTGCCGCGAATTGAGCTGTTCAGTCGCAGCGCAGCGCCAGGCTGGAGCCACTGGGGAAACCAGTGCGCCACCGCTTCAGTTGAGCTGATACCTGGCTGCGCCATTGACGTTGTGAAGACGGAGGCAGCATGAGCGCGGCAGCTTACTACAACGAGATCGACCCATTCGCGGCGCAGTGGCTGCGTAACCTCATAGCCGCCGGGCATATCGCCCCGGGCGAAGTTGACGAACGGAGTATTGAAGATGTCACACCTGACGACCTCAGAGGATTTACCCAGTGCCACTTTTTCGCCGGGATCGGTGGATGGTCATATGCTCTGCGTCTGGCCGGGTGGCCGGATAACAGACCGATTTGGACAGGAAGTTGCCCATGCCAGCCTTTCAGCCCGGCAGGCAAAGGAGATGGATTTGCTGACGAGCGGCACCTTTGGCCCCACTTCTTCCATCTCATCAGCGAGCGCAGACCTCAGCATGTCTTTGGCGAACAGGTTGCAAGCGGTAACGCAAACACATGGTTCGACCTTGTACAAGCAGACCTGGAAGGAATGGGATACGCCTTCGGGCTTGTGCCGTTTACGTCAGCGGGCATCGGCGCGCCGCACATCAGAGAGCGGGCCTACTGGGTGGCCAACACCGACAACGAGCAACACTCGATCGCCGTCAGTGGATGCGGCCATGAACATGCATCGACAGGACGGGAGCAAGACCCAGCAGCGTCTGCAGGACTTCGCGGGGATTACCGGCCCCTTGAGGTTAACGGTTTTTGGCGAGATGCGGACTGGCTCTTATGTCGAGATGGGAAATGGCGTCCAGTTGAACCCGGCACATTCCCGCTGGTTGATGGGGCTGCCGCACGCCTGGGACGAGTCGAGCCCGGGATGGCAAGAGTGGCAAGCAGCAACCGCGTCGGCCGCCTGAAGGGTTACGGCAACGCCATAAACGCACAGGCAGCTGCGGCTTTCATTCGCGCTTATATGGGGGTCGCATGACGCCAGAAGAAAAGAAAAATGCGCTCAGAAGCATCGCGCGCAGGGCTAACGATGAGGTTAAGGCAAAACGGAGGTCATCTCCCGCTTTAAGTTGCGACGAGATATCACGACCGATCCTCAACGGATGCATGCCGCTGATAAGGCAGCTTGGGTTAACGCCAAGCCATCTCTATGTGGAAATCGGCATTTTGAACGGAAAGATAAAGGAGCGCTGACATGCCAGAAATCATCGATCAGGCCAACGAGCTGGCAGAGCGCCGGCTGGAAATGACCATTCAGAACATGCGCATCAACCATGCGGCGGTATCTGCTACTCACTGCCGCGACTGCGGGGAGGAGATACCCGAGCGGCGCCGGGAACTGGTGGCGGGATGTCAGCGCTGTGCTGACTGTCAGGAAGAAGAGGAATTACGCGGTAAGCATCGGAGGCCGTGATGTTCAAGTTAATTCAGAGAGGCCAGGTCTTTGCTGATTGCCACGGATGGCCGGTAATTGTCGCCAGCAGTGACGCTAAGGTGGTTCGCTACTGGCGCCAGGGGCGGATCAACACAGCAAGCATAGACCGCTTTAATAATGATTTCGAGCCGCTCTCTCACGAAGAGGCCCAGCAGATAAAGGCAGATCTGGAGCAGAGCGAACACATTAAGAAACTGCGCTCGCAGCGGGCGGCGTAACCGGGAGGAAATATGGCGTCTGATAGACCGATAACAGCACAGCAGGCCGCCGATTTGCTCATCGTGTCGGCGCGGGTGATCTACCGCCTGATTGATTCTGGGGAGCTCGCCGGCCGCAAGGTCGGCAACAAGTACAGAACGACTGAGGCGGCGTGTATTGCATATTTGAAAACCCCGCGCGATCCTGTCATCGCGAACGCGGGTGAACATAAAGGAGAAGTTTTATGTCAATCACCCTCAGGGGCGGCGTGTGGCACTGTCATTTCTTTACGCCGTCAGGAAAAAGAGTTAGGCGATCTCTTGGCACGGGGGACAAAAAGCAGGCTCAGGAGCTCCACGACAAGCTGAAGGCGGAAGCGTGGCGGGTTGACCAGATCGGCGATCTGCCAGTCAGAACCTTCGAAGAATGCTGTATCCGGTGGCTGCGCGAAAAGGACCATAAGCGATCGCTGGATGATGACAAAACCAAAATTGAGTTTTGGCTGCAGCATTTTTCCGGACGTGATGTCTCGAAGATAACGGCGGAGGAAGTTCATGAAGCCGTTAACGGGATGATCAACCGTAAACACCTGCAGGTGTGGGAGAGTAAGCGTGATGCCGCGCTGAGGAAGGGTAAGCCTGTTCCGGAGTACAAACCACGGCAGGTTTCGCAGGCGACAAAGGCGCAACACCTTTCCTTTATTCGATCCCTTCTCAGGGCCGCGGCGAATGACTGGGGCTGGATAAAAACAGCTCCTGTTATCAAAACCCGCAAGCCGATCAGTAAGCGGATACGGTGGCTGACCAGAGAAGAAGCTGAGCGGTTGATCGAGTGCATGCCGGAGAGTATTAAGCCAGTGGTGATATTTGCACTGGCAACCGGCCTGCGCCGCTCAAACATCATCGGGCTTGAGTGGCAGCAGGTCGATATGCAGAGAAAGGTTGCATGGGTAAATCCGGAGAACGCAAAAGCGGGCAAGGCGATTGGCGTAGCTCTGAATGATACCGCATGCAGGGTATTAAGGGATCAGATAGGGAAGCACTCCCGATGGGTGTTTGTTCACACGACGGCAAAGCATCGCCCTGATGGAACGCTGACGCCCGCGGTTAGAAAAATGCGGGTGGATGACAATAACGCCTGGCGCGCCGGGTTGAAAAAAGCGGGGATCGAGGATTTCCGTTTTCACGACCTCCGGCACACCTGGGCGAGTTGGCTGATCCAGTCCGGCGTCCCGCTTTCTGTTTTACAGGAAATGGGAGGATGGGAGAGCATCGAGATGGTACGTCGTTATGCTCACCTGGCGCCGAACCACCTGACCGAACACGCACGGAAAATTGACGCCATTTTTGGCGCTAGCGACACAAATACGACACAAGGAGGAAATCAGGCTGGTTTAAAACTGGCGTAAGTGCTTGTTTCTTAATGGCACGCCCTACAGGATTCGAACCTGTGACCTACGGCTTAGAAGGCCGTTGCTCTATCCAGCTGAGCTAAGGGCGCCCTGAGAAGCGAGTGCTTCGCGGAGTGAAACGCGTGGAATTATACGGTCCACGTCGGTTGAGTCAATCCATTTTGCCAGGAAACTGCGGGGCTTATACGACGCTGGCGAAATATCCTCCACCAACTGTACAAGAAGCATACCGCCGGGCCTAATGCGCGCGTAAATCGACTCAGTGGCCAGGCGCAACGCACTTATAACCATGTAATAACTATGGCCATAACAGGCTAAATTAGCCTCAGACAGGATAAAACAGCAAACGAGGACTGACAGCGAGGCCCGCTTCTGACAAAATATCCTCATCCCCCTTTCGTAAAGATACAGATGGAATCCTCTCTCTGATGGCAGCAAAAATTATTGACGGTAAAACGATTGCGCAGCAGGTACGCTCTGAGGTTGCGGAAAAAGTGAAGGCTCGCGTTGCGGCCGGAAAACGCGCCCCTGGGCTGGCCGTCGTGCTGGTCGGCAGCAACCCGGCCTCGCAGATTTATGTCGGCAGCAAGCGCAAAGCATGTGAAGAAGTGGGCTTCGTCTCCCGCTCTTACGATCTCCCGGAAACCACCAGCGAAGCCGAGCTGCTGGAGCTTATCGACACTCTGAATGCCGATAAGACCATCGACGGTATTCTGGTTCAGCTGCCCCTGCCGGCAGGGATCGATAACGTCAAAGTTCTCGAGCGCATCGCGCCGGATAAAGACGTCGACGGCTTCCATCCTTACAACGTTGGCCGCCTGTGCCAGCGCGCGCCGCGCCTGCGTCCGTGCACTCCGCGCGGTATCGTGACCTTGCTGGAACGCTACAATATCGACACCTACGGCCTCAATGCGGTGGTCATTGGCGCCTCCAATATCGTCGGTCGCCCGATGAGCATGGAGCTGCTGCTGGCCGGCTGCACCACCACCGTCACCCACCGCTTTACAAAAAACCTGCGCCATCATGTCGAAAACGCCGACCTGCTGATCGTCGCGGTGGGCAAACCGGGCTTTATTCCTGGCGAGTGGATTAAAGAAGGGGCGATTGTGGTCGATGTCGGCATCAACCGTCTGGAAAGCGGCAAAGTGGTCGGCGACGTGGTGTATGAAGATGCCGCCGAACGCGCGTCCTACATCACCCCGGTTCCCGGCGGCGTTGGCCCGATGACCGTCGCCACCCTGATCCAGAACACGCTGCAGGCGTGCGAAGAGTATCACGACGTTGAGGAGGCCTGA